TGACTACGCGAAATTAACCGCGAACGGAATTGAGGGTCGAAGTTACGCGGAAGTCAGGTCAGACATTAACGTTGAGGATGGCGCAGATGTTACCGATACAGATAATGTCACATCGGCTGGAGCGTTAATGGACTCCGAGGTAGATACCGATTTGAAAACGTTATCATTACCAGCGAGTACCGAAATAAGCGCTTTTGGCGCAACTATTGTCGATGATGCCGACGCAGGGACCGTAAGATCAACAATTGGAGCGGCGGAAAGCGGTGGTGCGGAACATGATGGGTTTTCCGATTTTGTCGCGGATGAACACGTGGCACACTCTGGAGTGACTTTAACAGCAGGATACGGCTTGAATGGCGGTGGTGATATTTCATCTAATCGGTCTTTTGTTGTAGATTCAACAGAATTAGCGACTCAGTACGATATAACGTTATACACTCTACGCGCAGACGTTGGTGATTCAGTAGAAAATCATGAGTTCGCGACTATACAAATGAAACCAAAAGCAACCCCACCGGCACATAATGAAGGATTGGTGTATTATGATGACAATGACCACGCGCTTACTTGTTATTCAGAAGATAGCGAAGTATCATTACAATTAGGTCAAGAAAGTTACGTGAGAGTTAGAAATATTTCTGGGTCTGATATTACGGACGGAAAAGTAGTTTATCTAGATAGTGCAACAAATCAATTGCCTACAATTGAGCTTGCGAAAGCGGATGCGAACCGGACTAGTCATATGCTAGGTGTAGCAACACATACAATTGAAAATAATTCGAACGGCTATGTAACCACTTTTGGCCTTGTAAAGAATTTGAATACATCTGCTTATGATGATGGTGATTTATTATATTTGTCTAATTCAGTCGCGGGGGAATTCACTACCACGGAACCTACGTCTGGTTACAAGGCAATTGTAGGGTATGTTGCATATTCGCATATTTCAGCAGGGAAAATTTATGTATCAACCCATTGTCCGATCGACTATACAGATGTATATTCTTTGGCAGATACAATGAATACACGGTTATTTCAAGCAAATTTTGGGGATAGTTTAGTCCATTATGACGGTGATGGTTTAACGATCACTAATAACGATGCAATCGATGTCAACGTTTCTGTTCTAGTAACGAACGGTGATACTGATTCTATCCCTTCTAGCGATGCCGTGTTTGATTTTTGTGAAACGACTCAGGATTATTTAAAAAAATCCGAGTACGATGCTGTTACAGACTATTTTCATAAGGTTATTGATACTCCGGTTTCCGCGTCTAGTGATACAATTCGACTCTGGCAGAATTGGACCGGAGCGACCGTAACAATCGACAGTATTAACTTATTTTCATCTACCGATGACGTTGATGTTATATTCGTAAAACATAAATATTCCGGTGGTTCACCCGCTAGAATTGACTCAACTCGAATAACAGAAAATGGTGAAAATATCTATTATAGAGTTGAAACCACGTTAACCACTTCTACCGTAGCGAATGGTGAACATTTTGCAATTGTTAGACCGACCGACGTATGCGATTGGATTTCTTTTAACGTTTTTTATCACTATACAAGGCCATAATATGAAAAAAATAATAATTTTAATTTGGTTATTTTTATTGTACCTTTCCGGATATTCAGCAACAATTGTCACTGGGATCACTTCAGATTCTGACTGGGAGGCATGGGAGGATTCAACAGATATTGATCTAGTGACTGCTCAAAAAATTCATATAGCAGAAATTCGAAATTCTTTCACAGGTTCGCTAAAAATGGAAGGTGCGTATTCGAATAGCCAATATTATAGAATGGTTACCGTTGCAGATTCAAATCGACTTGGCGGAACCGGAACTAGAGCAGTAATTACGGCAGTTACAGACTCCGCTGTTATCGAAGTAAAAGAACGGCATGTTATAATTGATGGTCTAAAATTAACCGCTAGTATCTACGAGACGGGAATATATATTCATTCCGAGAATTCAGATTCATCTTGTTATGGGTGTATTGTCCGATATTGTGAAGTTTATACCTGTAGGTTTGGTATTTACAACTTTGCTGCATCAGGAAATAACGGTGGAAACATCCAATTTTATTCTAATTTTGTTTGGGACTGTGAAGATGCTGGGATACGTTGTTATCAAAATGATTCTACGATCTATGTATGGAATAACACAATACTAGATTCAGATCGTGGTCTTTGGCTTGATGCACCACCGGTTCAGGGGAAAAATAATGTTTGCTTGAATAATTCTACAGCAGATTTTCAGCTAGATGCCAATTTTTCAACTGGCTCAATTAACAATCTTTCTAGCGACGCGACCGCCGGTGGTGCCCGGGCAATGATAAACAAGACAGCATCAGACGTAATTGTCAGTACTTCAACTCCGGATTTACATTTGAAGTCTGGTTCGGTCGCTGTAAGTACTGGATCCGATTTGAGTGCTTATTTCACAACTGACATTGATCAGGATTTAATTGGCAGTGAATGGTCCCGCGGTGCCGATTTTAACAGTTCGTATGATAGGACTTTTACGATTGTCTACATGAAACCTGTTGAATCAAATGCCTGGGCCGGTCAAGATTGCGTATACTCCACGCTAGATAGCTGTTGGGATAAAGCCAGTGAATTCGACGAAATCTGGATCGCGGAAGGTAGATATGACACAGATACCCATACTTTTCCACTAACGATCAAGTCGAATGTTGACATTTTCGGTGGGTTTGAAGGTTGGGAAACTACGAAAGAAGAACGTGGATTACGTTGGCGATATATTAAGCGTTCTGTGTTTGATGCTGAAAACGATACAAGTGTTTTTGAAAGTGATATTACTGAAAATACCAGCTTTACTATCGATGGGCTAAAAATTGTTAATGGCAGAAAATTATACAATAAGGGTGCAGGATTGTATTTATCCGGATCGTCCCATCCGATTTATGCTACAATCAGTAATTGCTGGTTTGATTCATGTGCGTGTGCTGAAGTTGGGTATCCGGACGGGCCTGGAGGCAATCTTGGCGGTGCGCAAGGTGCAGCAATTAATATTGATAATTCAAGCGATGACGGTGGGGAAATTACAGTTGAATATACTGTAGCAGTTAGATGTACCGCTATTTGCGGAGCTTTCGAAATCATGAATGATGCAACCCCAACTGTAACGGTAGATCATTGTATAATAGCTAATAATCGAAGTTATGGTATGGAAATTCGTACTGGAACATTAGCTAATACGAATCATACAATTACAAATACTATTTCGACCGGAAATGATAATGCTCGATACGGTACTTGTTACGAAAATTTTTGGGGCTGGGCTTGCGATAGTTCAATCTTATTTAATAGTTATGCCGGTGGGTGCGCTTGGCCAGACTCAACTGCTAACGATTTATGGTCTGATGCCGGGCATACAATATTATTTGGGGATACCGTTGGATGGGTTGGTTTCTTTGATTCAACCAATGTAGATATTCGAATGCGAGGTAGCACAAAATCTAAGAAAAATTACGGAGCATTTCCATTAATTGAGTATTTCAGAATAATTCAATAAGGAGTCATATGATCGTTGTAATTTCCTGGGTAGTACAGCATAAAGAAGAGAATAGCGACAAACAAAGTACGTGGGGAAATGAAACTATTTACCAAAAAGTTATCCATAGTAGTCCGGATAATTTTGAGCAATTAGCGAAAAAAGAAATCGATAAAACGATAATATCGGATCAAGATTCAGTAAAATTGTTTATTGTTACAGATGTTACAGATTTTATTCAAGGAATGATAAGAAATCAAATGAAACCGATTATAGGCGAGGTTTGATTATGAAAATGTTTTGTAGTTTAGCTGATGTTACCGAAAAAATTCAGCAATATACATTTGATGATAGTAGCGAACCAAATACTACTGAAATAAAAAATTTCATCAAATTAGCTTCTAATCATTTGCGATTAATCCTTTTTGGCGCTGGGTATGATCCAGACAATTTACATGATGTGTCGGATACAATCGCTTTGTCAATTACGGCAGGAACAGATGTATCTGTTATTGTTACAGACGGATCGCAATTTACAACAAAAGACGATGTTTTGATTTATGGGCTATCTAACGGGATTGTAACAATCGATAAAGCAAATATTAAAAGTATATCAGGCGATACTTTGACATTGGACATAGTTACTTTTAATTTTGAAGCAAACGTTACATTATATGTAGTCAATTCAGCGCTAGGCTTTGTTAGTGATCTCAATGCTTACGGTGCAGCATGCCAAACAATGCAAAATGCATTTCAAAGTATTTCACCTAACGAATCTAATTATTCAAAATCTTTGTGCGATAAGTACTATGGTAGCAAAAATACACAGGATGGAATTTGGGCAATACAAAATATACCGGGTTTATTAGATGCTGTTGTTGACGAAGAGCAAAAAGAAACAAATTTAACAGTTTCTAGTTACATGGCTAAAAATTCTACCGACGATGATTTACAAAAAATAGCTTTTAGTACAAAATGGTAAATTTATAGTATGATGGAAATAACATTTAAAAATAAAATAGTTGCTATGCGACGATTAAACGTTTTAATCAAATTATTGGATGAAAAAAAAATAGCAAAAAAATTGATTAATGACTTTTCATTAATTTTATATATGTTGCTTGATCGAGTTTTTTCATCAGAAGGACGTTCTACAAAATCCGGAAAATGGAAACAATTAAGTGAAGCGTATTTGAAAGCTAAAACAAAAAAACGACCGGGCCGAACTGTTTTAGTTTACGATGGCGATATGAGAAAGTCATTGGCCAAAGGTCAAGGGAATGACACGGAAATAAAAAAACTCGGTAAATCTGTTGAAATGAAATGGTATACTCCAGATGAAAAATTTCCTTTTCACCAAAAAGGTACAGACAAAATACCTGCACGGCCAATAGTAAATATGAAAAAGGACGATGAAAAAAAATTTATGAAACGTCTTGAGCAATATTATTTTAAATTATTCAGTGACAATAAATTTTTTGACACTAAACTTTAAAATGGTGCAATTATATGATTAGTACAGACCAAATATTAGAGCAAGTCAAAAGTTTACTTATAGCAGGAATGTCAGCAAAAATAACAGAGTTAAATACGGATTACGGTGATTCAGTCGTTTTAAATTCTACATTTACTTATTTTAAAATAGAATCCGCACTTGTGAGAGATAAACAGACTATATTTATTTATCCGGATTCTTTTCAAGGGGGAACGGAACATACTTCACGTACAATTTATAAGGATATTCCGTTAAGAATTAAAATTATAATTAGTCACTCAGCCGCACCGGGAACGTTAAGTACATTAGTATACAGATACGAGCGTGCGATTAATGAAATTATCATGGAAACCGTTGGATTGAATAATTTTGTTAATATTTGTTCATACGAAGGCACTGAATATCTAGACTGGGATGAACACGAATCCGGTGCATATAATTGGGGAGCGATTTTACAGTATAATCTGAATCATTTGGATGAAATAAATCAATAATCAATAAAACAGGAGTTATAAAAATGTCAGTAGATGGAACTGGAATCGGACAAAATTTATTCTTTGGTCTTATCAAGGGTGTTTCGTGGGGAACATCTGTTGCTTTAACTGGTCCAGCAGGAGTACCGATTGAAGAAATTTCTCCTTTATGTCCACAGAATGCTCAAATTGAAGATACCGCAATGGGCCGGGCATTTCCAAAACAAGTTTATAATGGTGTAAAAAATGTAGCATTTTCGATGAAAACAAAATTGTATAAAGCGGGTGCACTATGGATTCCGGTCTGCCAATTGATCGGTAGTGACTCGGGGTCAGTAGCGGCTGGTGTCTATACGCATGAAATAACTATGGCAGACGTTGTATCAGGTCGGTTTTTCTCTGGTGCAGTAATGATTGATTCAACAACAGCTCAGTTATATGAATTTCCATCTGTAAAGCCACATTTGATTGAAATAACACAAGGTGATGGTCAATATCTTGACTTAAATGTTCAGGGAATTGCAAACGATGTTCTTATCGGAGCGGCAGCAACTAATGATTCTGATAATTTCCCGGGCGGAGCAACTCCGTTTACATACGGAAATGAAGATTCCCCTTATGCTTTTTCACATTGTAGAATCAATATGAATGACAATGACGGAGCAGCATTTGATTCTAGCGGAGACGGTTCAGATCGTGTTCTAGTCAACAACGTCTCAATTACAATTGGCAGACCAAATGAACCGGACTATACCGCTAATAGAACAACTTCAAACGCAAGAACATTCCAAACCGATGAACCGCGAGCAAGTGGAATTCACAGTAATATTTTAGTCACATTGCAGTTTAATGAGACTGTTGATCGCACATTTTTTGAAGAATTCCGGGATAAACAGCACAAAAAAATGGAAGTTATGTTTTACTTGGACTCAAGTAATTATGTAAAATTTGAATTTCCAAAATTAGTGCCAGTCCAACCCACATTTGCAGGAACCGGAGTAAATCGATTACCTTCTACTTTGCCTTACCAAGCTTTACAGGCAGATTCCGCTCCGACCGGAATGTCCGGTTTGACCGCTCCAGTAAAATTAACCGTTGTTAACACAATAGACAGTAATCAGTATCATGACGGTGCAGCAATAACTTAAAATAGGAGAAATATAATTGATTAACATTTCAGAACAAAAAAAATACACTGCATGGGTTGAATTTGAAAAAGGGGAAAGATATTTGATAGAATATATCCCTTATAAGGATTTCAAACCAAAAGATGAAGCTTTCCACGATATTTTTTTGAATAAGGTGCATGATTGGAGAGGTATCCGAGACGAGAATGGAACCGTGAAATTCACAAAAGAAAAATTCAAAGAATTTGTAATTTTAGGGGATGAAAATATTGAAGTAAAGAAACGTCTTATTTTCATTTCTAGAAAAATGATTGATCCGGAAACATTTTTTGATGGAAAATCATATGCAAAAAACTTGAAAGTGGCATAGTTTTTTTTACTATGCCAGATGTTACCGATGAACCGGAAATTTTTCCTTTAAATAGATTGATTCTTGAATTCTATTTTAAGTATTTGCGTAACGGCATTTTCGGAGAAATAGGATTTTTAGGAATCGATCTATTTAAAGATCATTTTCCTGTATTGGGAACTTTAGAATATTCATACGTAATTTCTGGTTTTTCGTATATAAAAAATTTTATCGCCAATAAGCAAGCTAAAACAAGGGAATTTAATTCTGTTAAAAATAGCGCTTGGCGACAAATAAGTAAAAAATAATTCAGTACGATAGTTGAGCAAGGAATGCTATGAACTTATTTTTCGGAATAAAATTAAACGCCGATCAACCCAAAAAAGAATTAAAAGGTTTAAACGGTCTTTTTAAATCATTAGCAGATCAATCTAAAGGTTCAAGTAGCGTTATTACGAGATCAATTCAAGGGTTTTCAAGTGTGACAGCAGGGGCATATGCTGCAATTGCAGTAGGCGCAGGGATGGTAATCAAATCATGGGTTGATATGGCTTCTACTGCTGAAGAGGTAGAAAATAAATTTAATGTTGTGTTCCGTGGAGTTAAGGAAGCTAGTGAAGTTATAGAGGACTTATCGGATAAAACTGGCTATGCTGAATCATCATTGAATAAAATGACTTCTAGTTTAGGCGATCTGATTAAACCCGCTGGGTTTTCCGCTGATGCCGCGTTTAAAATGTCAAAAACGTTTACTCAGTTAGCGCTTGATATTGGGTCATTTAACGATACCGCTCCTCAAAAAGTTGTTGAGGATTTCATGAGTGCACTATCAGGGGGATCGGAAACCTTAACAAAATATGGCATCGATGTTCGCGTAGCAACAATCAAACAAGAAGCTTACAAAATGGGTTTGATTGATTCTGTAGGAGCATACCAGCATCTTGATGCAGAGACAAAACGAAATGTCCGAACTCAAGTCATCCTTGCAAAATCGATCAAGGACTCCAAAGACGCAATTGGCGATCTTGAAAGAACATCTGACTCCTACGCGAACCAGTCCCGCGTTTTTAATGAAACATTGAAAGAGTTAGGCGAGGTTGCAGGGGATATTTTTATCCCTGCATTAACCTCTATTGTATCTGAATTAAACATTATGATGAAAAGTTTAAAAGGTGGTTTAGAGGTTACCGAGCGTTGGACTAAAATTTTAGGAATTGTTTGGGATTCAGTTTCAGTATATTTTATGGCAACAAATGAAGAGATCGAAAAAGTCGATAATTCATTATCAAGTACTTTTGATTCAGTTTCAGGATTATTAACATCTGTAGGTGCCTGGGTTGAGTCTGCTCTGAATGCTCCTCTCCGGGCATTATCAAAAGCTCTAGAGTACGCGGGTGAAGCTTTCGCGTATTTTGGCAGTAATGAAATAGGGGCAATGCTACAAAAAACAGCAGGAAATATAGATAACATTAAATTTTCTTTTGATAGTATTGGGGATGCTGTTGAGCTTGCGATTGAAAAAACTAGTGCATGGGCCGATAATCTGGAAATAGTAAAAGAAGTTAAGACAGGAATTGCTGAACTAGATAAAGAAAAAGCAGAGGAAGATCAAAAAAATTATGAACTTGATTTTGAGTGGATGAATGCGAAAAAAACTGGTTTAACTGAAATCGCAGAAATTACGACTGAAAAATTGGAACCTGCTTTTGTAGCTGTAGGTAAAGCTATGAATGATGTTAGAGAATTGATAGAAAAAGGGAAAAAAGATATTGACAAAATGGCAGAAAATACCACAAAAGTAAAATTGCCTGTTATTGATATGAGAACAGATTTTCAAAAATTTACGGATTCAGTGGATAAAGGCCGTGGGATGATGCAAAGTATTCTTTCAACCGCAAGGGAAATGCAAGAATTATTTTCAAAGTCAATCTCAGAGTGGGGATTTTCTGACTTTCTTGGACTAGGAATGAGTGTTTCCGGACTATTTACCGGCGGTGGTTTAGGTACTGCACTATTCAGCGGAATTCAAAATTTAGGCCGTAATGCTACCGGTGGGGATTATGTTATAGGTGGTCAAGGGGGAATTGATTCTCAATTAGTAATGTTTCGCGGTTCGCCAGGGGAATCAGTTTCGATCCGTCCGAACGGTCAAGGTGAAACAATCAATAACAGTCCAAATATTACATTTAACATTTCTGGAAATGATATGAATGAAGATGTCATAAAAAACCAAATATTACCAATGATTCAGGACTCACTATATTTCGATAGGTCACGTATATGATCGAAGCAAACAGTAATTTTAATGCATTATTAGCGCAAGATTCACAGGACTGGGTATGGATTGCAGAAATTCAAGGTATTTCTACATTGAAAATCTGTAGTAATACATTCTCTGGGATTACCACGGATTATTATAAAATTGGAACTGATTTAACAATAACACCGCTTATGTTTGATGAGTTCAGTTGCAGGACTCAGTTTGGCGGGTTTGTACTAAAAGCTGTTAATTTGAATGACGCAGTTACATCTTTAGTTGGGTATGATCTAATTGGAAAAGATTTGACTGTCAAGGTTGGTTTTCAAAGTCTAACTGAATCAGATTTTGTCACTTTTCCAATTGCACAAATAATTGATTTTAATATTACTAACAATGGTTTAACTTTTGAATTACGCGCAAAAAACGAAATTTTAAAAGCTAAACCGATTTTTAGAAATCTGGCTCGGACTACATTGTCGAATGGGTTCCCAGCAACGGCGCAAGAACATTTATCAAACGGTGATTTTTCATCTAATATCTTTTGGGGATTTTCTGGAGCAGCAGCATGGAATGCAACGTATACAAATGTAATTGTATTTGCGACCGGTTCACCGGATGCCGGTACAATATATCAATATAAATCTGACTTTGCCCAAAATTTAAAACCAAATACTCGGTATATTCTACGCTACAGTATTTCAAATGTTATCGGTTCCCCGACCGCGAGTTTAACAGTAGGGATTGCCAGTTCCGCAACTGCTTTGTCTATTTCATCCGGTAGCCAAGCAACTTCTTTCACCACGAATAGCGATCCTGGAAATATGACGATTTCAATTACATTGGCTAATTCCGGTGATCAATTTTGGATCGATAATTTATCAATCAAGGAAGATATTGAAGTAATTGGGGTTGCTTCTACAGCAGATTTTCAAACCGCACAAACGCCAAGCTGGGATACTGAAGGAACGGTCGGAACACATAGAAAAACGTTATTGAAAATTGACAGTGAATTTGTCGAATACACCGCAAAAACATCAACTACTTTTACACTGGGAACACGCGGAGCATTTGGAAATGCTTCGGAAGATCATAGCGAAGGGGCTACAATAAAAGAGATATTACATTTTTATAACTATACGACTGAATCTCTTGATTTAGTTATGGGTATTCTAACGAGTACCGGAACCGGATTAAACGGTGACTGGGATAATGGGGTTTCTGATTACGGTATGGGCCTGTCAATAAGTTTATTTGATGTTAATCAAATTAAAAACGAGTGGCAAAAATGGATATCCAATAAGATAGGTTATACTGTTAATTGGCTCCGTGAACAATATATTTTCGATATAGATGATGGTTTAGATGATGGTTTAGATTTTTTAGAATCGATGATTTTCAAATCATTAGGATTGAAATTTATACTAACGTCTAATCATAAAATAGGAGTATTATTTTTTGATGTTCACGTGGAAAATTCTGGTTTGTGGGACATTACTCAGGATGATATTATTTATTTATCAGAAAGTCAGAAAGTTGATTATAAACAGTTCACAGATAGATTAGTAGAAACAATAAAAGTCGGAAATTATAATAAAAAACGAATGATTAGGAATGTAACTACAGACGTTGTTTATGGTGAACAAAAACCGTATGGAATTGAATTAAACGATTTATACTTTCTGACAGCAGATGAAACTTATCTGATGAATAAAATTGTAACTCGTTTTGGAAATCCCCCACTGAAAATTAATGCTAAATTATCCTCTAAAAAAATGTTGCACCAAACAGGGGATGTTATTAATCTTACGTATCCCACGTTGCTTTGGCCTCTAAATGGCACTAAGGGATTTGAAAACGATGGATGCGAAATAACCAATATAATTCATAAATTTAGCGGTTCAAAGTTGGATGTAATAGCTGAACTGACATCTTATTTAGGATATAGACACGCAGGAACCTGGAGCGGTGAAGTAATAGTGGAAGATGATATTTATGAAACCGATCTTACTGAAAATTCAGATCATGCTGCTGGAACATTGCAACCCGGCGATGCTGTAGCGGACATTTCACCAACTTGGACAAACGTTGATCGTGTTATGTATAGGTTTGAACTTCAGCAACCTAACGAATCGTTAGGTTCAGATTCAGAATATATTGAAGTCTACCTAAAAATCCAAAATCCTTCTGGTACAGATGTAAAAGAAATATATAAAAAAATTTATTATGATGAAACTAGTTCAAAAAAATTGTACGCAGATATGTATGTGTTGAATCTAGGTGGAGCTACAGTAATAAGGGTTCGTGCGGACTGGGTTGGTACGTCCGGTACATACCCACCAACTACAGTAAAATTAGTTCAAATAAAACAAATAAAATTACTTGCTACGTACTCAACAACAGATTATTTTGATTAAGTTCACTACGCTTAAATGCAAATTGAACCAAATTTTATCGATAGCGTTAAAATTCACTCAGTCAGGTTCAATATAGTTCAAAAAGTTTAGCAATTTTGAACTAATGGTTCATTTTAGTTCAATTCCGGTTCACTGAAATTTTAAATTAGTTCAATTTATTTTATCCATAAGAGGTATTAAAATGTATATTGGCGGAAGGTTTAGATTTGATACAGATAAAATTGTTGACATAGAGAATATGTGGGATGTCTTGAGACTCACTCACCAAACTTCGAAATCTTCACAAACGACTGCTGCTGGAGGGATAGAGACTCAATATAGCTTTGTTAGACATATACTCGAATTAGGACGGAGTCAGATAACACCACAAAATTTTAATTTAATACGCAACTGGTTTGAGTATGTAAAAGACGGAACTTCTTTTGAGCTTTGGATTGACCGTGCTTTGGGATTTTATATTTCTTTTGATTCATATTATTTTGAAACTAATGATAAGGTTGCTTTAACACTAAGTAGAACAGGAACCGCAAAGTATATTGATTATTTGACTGGTTTATTAGAAACCGCGGCTGAAAACACTCCAAAAATTGTTTCCGGAAAATACGGTGGTGCCTTATCGATTGAAGATTCAGGATTCAACTTCCTAAATAAATCTAATTCATTTGGTACAAACCCAATTGCAACACCGCCGACTACATATTCTCAACAGGGTTGGGTTCAAACTAATCTAACAGTGACTTCGAATAGTATTGAAGATATTGAAGGTAATTTAGAAGCGGAACGTCTTTATTGTACTTCCGTTGCCGGTGGGAATAATTATCAAAGAACGGTGTATTCAACAATTACATACCAAACTGTTACTTTTTCCGTGTGGGTCAAAAGTGCGGACGGTGGCACGTTATTCCAATTAGGTATCGAAGATTCAGGACTAGGAACTTTGGCTTATGAAACTTTTTATGCTACGTCTGAATTTACCCGTTATGAAGTAACTCACACTATTGCTGGTGCAGGGAATTATTGGGGTGCAAAAATATTTCTAGATGACATTGGGGATTCAATTATAGTATGTAAAGCACAGTTGGAACCGACTGAACATTCATCTAGCTACAAACCGGACGCAGTTACCCAGAATGCAGAAACCTGTCAAGTAGATTTGCCAGAAAAGTTCAATAAAAACAAATGGACTTTACAATTTTGGATGAAACCTGACTGGGATGAAAATAATACAGACTACCGGACATTTTTTAATTTTTATAGCTCAGCATCTTCGAAATGGATTATTCGAATGAATACTTCCGGATCAATACAAATCAGTATGGTAGATGAAAACGGAAGTACTCAGTCATTGTCGGTAAGTGGAACTCCGTATGGATTTGTTCAAGATGATTGGAATCTTGTTACTATTCTGTTTGATGGTTCCATAGCAGACGGAGCTAAATTTTATTTAAATGGTAGTTATATCGGTACTTTCGGAAATTCGATAATAATTCCAGCAGACGTTGACAGCGTTTTCATCGGTTCATCTGGATCAAGTACAAATTATGCAAAATGTCTTTTCGATGAGATATTGTTATTGAATGATTATCTAATGAACGATAATGAAATTTTAAATCATTATAATCAGGACGTTGCGGTAGGCATAGGACGCAATTATTTTGATAATATGGTACTACAAACTGACTTAGAGGAAATTTTTCATTCAGGATCGCTGAACAGACAATTCAAAATAAAGGTCATTGAAAATTTATGATAGAAATCGATAAAACAAGAAATATAGCGTTTAAGAATACTTTAAAGGAAATCAAAAAAGCAGCAAAGTTTGACATTAATATTATGTTAATCGGTGAAACTGGTTCCGGAAAAGGTGAGATCGCAGGATTCATCCATAGAAATAGCGATAGAAAATTGCATAGTGTTAGGAGTATCAACTGTGCCAGTATAGCGACCGGATTATTTGAAAGTGAATTTTTTGGGCATGTTCAGGGAGCGTTTACAGGGGCAACGAAAGCAAAGGACGGAATTTTTCAACTTTCGAATGGCTCTACGCTGTTTTTAGATGAAATCGGAGAAATTTTACCAGATATGCAAGCTAAACTACTGCATGTAATTGAAAAAAAAGAGTTTAAAAAAGTCGGCGGTGCCACTGTTTTTCATTCAGATTTTCGTTTAATTTCAGCTACAAATCAAGATATTTTTGATACTAAAGTTTTCAGGCAAGATTTGTTATATCGACTGAATGAAATAACCTTTAACATCCCTGCTTTACGCGATAGGCTAGAAGATCTAGATTTGATCGTACCTGTTCTAGTAGGTCAAAATATGGTAAAATTAGAAAAAAATATTAAGATTGAACAGAATATATTTGATCATTTAAAAAGTTATTCTTGGCCCGGCAATGTCCGCGAATTAAAAAACTTTATTTTAAAAGGGTGTTTACTTTGCAATGGCTCCTTAACAAAAAATAATTTAGATTTCAATAATTACCAATACTCAAGAACAGCAGTGAAGGGGTATGATGGAAAAGTATTTTTAAATTTAGATACTTCTAGGTTGAATTTAGAAGAAACTGAAAAAAATACGATAATTAAAGCGTTAATTTTTACAAAAAATAATAAAAGAGAATCCGCTGAATTACTAGGAATAACAGAGCGTGTTCTTACATATAAAACTAAAAAATATAATATTGAAGATTCGGAGACTGAAAAATGGATAGAAAATACAAACAATTAATTTTATTATTTTTGATTTCCTTTGTTACCATTGGATACGGGCAACGGGAAATTTCCGGCAATCGTTCGATGAGTACGCTAATTGATTTTGATTACCGTACATCGAACGGTAATGATACAACTTTTACGGATGCTGCAATTGATAGCTTTGAAATTATGTTTGTTTCAGGGGATTCCGTTTATTCGAAATATTTTCAAAACATTGGGTCTGATTTTAGTGTACAAGCTTATGTTAGCGGCGGGACTCCGGATATTTCGGTAATAATTCAAAACGCCAATAAAAGTTCAATATTTGCGGATTCGTGTTTTTCCAATGCCGCAAGTTTGGCGTATACCGGAGCATCGTTATCTAATTGTTATTTTTCGGATGATTTAACAGGTAAGATTACAGCAGAGGGAAATTTTCCAGCTGTTTTACTTCCTGTTTTGTCCGGTGATGTTTTCAGATTGTTTTTAAAGGATGGCGGATCGCACTCCGGGACTACTTATTTAAAGTTTGTATTGGCTAGGAGACGATAAAAAATGGCTCTGAAACCTGGATTTGATCGGAACTGGAAAGATATAATACAATTTACCGTGACGGGACTCTTATTAATCACTACATTCTTGAATATGTTTCTAGGGGCAAGAGACTCAAAGATTAAGACTCTGGAAGCCGAGATTAAGCAGTTGAAAATATCACTAGTATCACATTGTGATAATTCAACAAAGGAATTTAATGAATTTAAACGTTCAATCGATGATCGTTTTGATAAAATATACGGCCTGTTAGTCGAGAAAGGAAAATAATGTTTTATTTTTTTATGACTGCGATTATGTTTGGATTTTTCAAATCTATCTGTGATACTATTAATCATCATTTTGAGAATAGTATCTTTGACTTTATGACAGAAAATGAGTATAATCGATCACCTACTTATAAAAAAATGTTTTATTCTTTCCTGAAAAGTGATTGGAAAGATTCAAAATTATATTTTGGAATTTTTCGTTTTGATTTTTGGCATTTATCTGATTTTACCCGGACGTTTATGGCGGGACTTGCGGTATATATAGGCGCGAAAATTGACATAACTGATTATTTCATCATCTTTGCTTTTGTTACAATAGCGCTATTTACATTTTTAATTTTCTATAAAGTTGTTTGGATTAAACGATAAGGGGTATTTTAAATGAATATTCATATTAATAAATTATTAAAAATTATAACATCACGACGGTTCATCGGTTTTACTTCGTTTATGGTGTTATTTTTTATCGTTACCCTAAAAATGTTAAATATAGAAAACCCGGCTCCTTTAATGCCTCTCTGGTCAGCGTTTAACACTAGTATGGTACTTGTATTTGCTGCATTTTTAGGAAATTCAAGTTATTCAAAGTACTTGGATGTGAAAGGTCGAGATTAATGAAAACTTACATTAATATTATTTTGATTATTATATGTCTTGTGATTCAGGCGTTTACAATGGTAATTCGTTGGGATCAAAATCCTGAAGATGATTTAAGTCATTATGAAGTTGAATTTACCCAGGATGAACGTTATTTCAAGGTAGCGGTTTATGATACTGTTTTTAATTGCGACTCTATAACCTGGGATGGGCGAATAGAAGTTCGGATATATGCAATTGATATATCAGGTAACGTTAGCGGTAGTTCAATACCGATTTATTTTTATAAGGATACGACGTATTTTGAATATTTTGATTCTCAATTATTTGTTAACTTTTGGGACGATACAACGATGAGAGCAGTTATTTCTATAGATTCGACTATATCTGATACGTTAAATTTAATTCAAAGTATACAAAAGTTACCCGTGTTTGATAATTGGGTTGATAAAACTATTAACATAAAATATTTCGGTAAATATTCACCGTTTCCAATGATTAATATTAACCGGCTTTTTAGAATACCTAAAACCGGTGACGTTGATGGGGATGGCAAAATCGATATTTATGAATTACAGCTATTTGACAAATGTTTAGGACACGATCATAATTCAGGGAAATTTAGACATTCATTTGATTTTAACAGGAATCTTGAGATTGATTTACACGATTTAATTAAATTTGATGAAATAATGGGTGATTATGATATTAAGGAGCAATACTAATGACAATTAACGAGCAATTTAAACTAAACATAAAAGCAGAAATTTTTGAACCGATCAACACAGTCGGTTTCCGGATAAAATATAATCCGGAATTAGTTCAGTTTGATGAAAGTAATTTATCACAATTATTTTCTCATTCAGTTGCTAATTTGGCAAATGATACGCAAGGGGAATTAGTACTTGCGTTTAATAACGAATCTTCTGTGATCGATGATTTTATAGGATCGATAGGAACCTTAACATTCACCACGTTAAAGAAAGGCATTTTAGATATAACCGTTGAACAGGGAGAGGTATATTTGAATGGCAATACGCCGACGTGGGAGTCAATTTTTAGTGGGATCAATGATATTACTATAGATGTCCAGTTCGGAGTCAGGATTACTTTGGAAATAGTATAGAAAATACTTTTTCTTTTGTAATTTTTCTGAAACGTCCGTAATCCCCAGACGTATGAACTTTCTGGAAATCCTGCAAATTCTTAAGTTCACATCTAACCTGCATAAAAACAATTTTTCCTGATTTTGTTATATTGATTATTCTGTATATGACCGAGTAACCAGGAAACAAAGTATCTGTTATATAATCATTGACCTTTAACTTTATAAAATCTAATTTATCCATTGGTAGATATTTTCCTAATAGCATTACTGTTACAAACATCTATTGTGTTGCCTATAACTTGATGATTTTTATTTTCGCCGAACGATAAAATAACACAACGATAGAATAATTTGGTTTTTCCTTGCTCTAATTTTGTCATTAAGTTTGTGGAAATTTCTAAACAGACATTTTTCCCAAACATTGTTTTTTGAATAATATCGCCTTTTTTTAATTTTTTAAAAGAATTAGTATTCATGACATTTCCTTTTTTAAATGTTAGGTGCGGTATTAATAAAATCTTTGATTGCATGGTCTTTAGTCAAAAATGGTCTACGTTTAAAATTTTTACCTATACGATCTACCAAATTTTTATTAGAATCGATCACAGTGTAATAATAAAAATCCCCAATTCGATAAAATCGTACAGATGTAAGATTTGAAAAAAGTGATTTCACTCTAATATTTTTATTTAATTTTGCTCGTTTTTTTAATTCATTAAACATTTTAGTCTCCTAGCGTTTTAAGTGTTCCCCAACGTTTTCCGGCTTTTCCTTCACTTTTGAATTTTAGTTCAAAATCAGTGCAAGCGTTTTTAAAGGCATTTACTAGTATTTGATTACAATGTTCGATCTCTGAACTTCTGCATGATAAGATTAATTCGTCATGTACTTGCATCCGTGGTTTTAAAATATCATACAAACAATCAGAATTTATTAAATCATATAACGCACTCATCGCTAATTTCATTTGGAATGCAGACGTACTTTGGATCGTATAATTTACTGCTTTTCGTAATGCGGATGCATGAGAACGTTTTGATTTTAATTTTATCTCTGGAATTCTACGCCGGTGCCCATAATAATTTTGAATATATCCGTATCTTTTAATAAATTGTTCGATCATCCGGATATATGTTCGGATTAATGGATAGGCGTTGTAAAATTCATCGATAAAAGTTTGGCAGTCATTTTGACTAAATTGAGTAACGCCTTCAGTAATAAATTTTCGATGTAACGCATATTTTGAAATACCATACATAACGCCAAAATTGATCATCTTTGAAGGTTTTCTATGTTTTTTGCAAGTGCCAAAAATCTTCATTTCTGTATTATCATGAATATCCCCACCGGATAGTAAAACATTTAACATTGTAGGATCACCTGATAATATGGCGGTCCAATAGATTTCTTGAGCTGAATAGTCACGTTGAAGTAAATCAAACCCAGGCTCAGCAATAAATCCGTATCGAATTAATTTTCCTTCCTCTGTTTTGCCGGAGGGAATATTTTGTAGGTTGGGCCGGGCCGACGAAAGTCTGCCAGTTTCAACCCTTGCCTGCGAATATTCAGTATGAAGAAAATTATTTTCATCAATTAATGCCGGGTATTTAGTTATATAAGTTGATAAAAGTTTGTCAATTTGTTTGTACTTTATAACAAGTTCAACAAATTCATTCGAATCAATACCAGATAAAGTATCATGATCCGCGGATGTGATTTGATCCGTTTCAGAATTTACAGACGTTAGATTGTATTCATTTAACTTTGCTACTACTTGATCGCTCGATGCCGGGTTTATATGATGACCGCAATATTTATCTATTTTAATTTGAATCTTTGAGAGCTTATTAAGTAACTGAATTTCAATTTTTTTAAAATGTTCTTTATCAATCAAAATGCCGTTCTTATGCATTTCATTGATAAACGGGATGCACGCTGAATCAATATCCGCAAAAAACAATTTTGATTGTTTTAACAATTTTTAAACCCTCTATAATAATTATTTAACAGTTGTTTCAGAAAGAAATATATTTTGTATGTTACGATTGCATCAGTCCCGGAATATTTAACTGCTAATTTTCGATCAACGTGTTTCAATGAAGCGATAGGCATTTCGCCCAATGCCTCGATGGCTTGATCTTTATTATCCATAATTTTCCATTTATAAGCAAGGTCGATTTCTAGATCACCTGAATATTTTTCCAATATTGTTTGCTTTTGTTCATCGAATTCTTTTAATGTATCTTCATCAGAAACAAGCTTCCAAAGTTGTGGAAAGCGTTTTTTTTGTACCGAACGAATATTTAATTTTTTTCGAATAATTTTTTTTTGAATTTCATAGATGTCTTTTTCAATATATTCACCCGGGTAACCGGAATATTTCCAAATTAGTTTGTTAATTCGAGTATTTAAATTTTGTGGTCTATAAGGAGCAAGATGTTCCCAAATATCGTTTTTGTCAATTTTTTTATAAATCATCTGCTCTGGAAGGTTTGGAAATTCGATCTCACTAAGTTTGTTTAAATATTCGATTGCAAGTTTGTTTTGAACAGTGCGCACTACTTCATTATAATTAAGCATTTTTATATTAAGTAGTCGATATGCCAGTGCTTTTAATCCTTTCGGAATATTTCCTTGATATGCTGCCATTAGCATAGTATCTTTGATATTTTTATTATAATCTATACCAAGTTTTTCCATCATTGGAAGATCGACTAAACTGTGATGTATAATTAATTTTGGATTATTTTTATGTAGTTGGTGATTTAACTCAGTCAGTACTTTTGTTGAATCTGCATGAATAAAAACTCCTTTGATACCGTTAATCGAAAATTGCAATGAAAACGGTACTTTATTTTCATCAAACTCCGTGTCAATTGCTATATGATCGAATCCTTTATTTAAATAATCTTTCAAATCTTCAACTTTGCTTATCTCTATACTATTATCGATTTCACCTGGAATCGTCGGTTTGCGGATATTAAATTTTATGTATTCGCCAAAATTAGTGTAATCTTTAAAAACTTGCAATAATATCTTATCTGAAAATTGCCACTTATTTCCGGGAAAGGTCGGTAATATTAATGAATCAGGAAGATGTTTTGAGATATACGGAATGCCGGATTGCATGATTAACGGTTCCGGTGATTCTAACGCAATATTAATTCCCTTTCCAGCAGCAATGATATAATCAAACTGTTTTCTTTTTAACATCGACTTAAGTTGTTTGAATCCTGCTTTTATTTGGTTTGGATATAGCTCACGGTCTTGCGGACTTTTAAAATTCCATAAATGGAAAGGATTTAATTTAAATACATTCAATCCGGCTAACGGAAGGATTACATTTTTAAAATTAATCATAACGTCGGAAGTATAACCGAAAAAACAAAGATCGGCGTATGAATGCCTAAAATCTTCAATATAAGCAATTTTCATCTTTTTCTTTCTCCACGTCGTTAAGAAAATAATCTAATTGTCTTTTTGTAGAAACTCCTATTCCTGGAATTTTTGTAATATCGAATCCGTCGCGATGTAAGATGTAATTTGCAAAATCGTGTAAATCAAACTGCTGACTTATTTTACTTGCTCGGACAAAGCCGATAAAGGGGATTAATGCTAATAATCTGGTTAAATAGGTGATCCTGGAAATCGGCTTTTTTACGGGCGGAACATTTAGGTGGTTTGCAAAAAATGAACGATGCGTACTATATGGTTTTTTATAGTACTGGTACAACGCTTCAATTTTTCTGACAGTATCAAATTCAGAAAATGTATAAATGATACGTAAATCTAAAAATTCACCGAGAGTTATCAAAGGCTTAAATAATTTATCAAATGCAATTTTGGAATAATTTCCTTTCACAGTACCATTTTTGGCACATTCCATTTTTCCTTCTATCATTAAATAGCAAGTCCCGGCGTTATCAAACATTGCCGGCAATTGTTGGCCAACCAGGCGTTCGCTTATTATTGAAGATGTTAGATCGGAAACTGTTTTTCGTTCAATCGCTATGATCGGATTTTCTTTGCCATTAAACCCACAAAAAATAAAATCTGCAAAGGGGATAGTTGCAAGCTTTGCAGATTCATTGAATAACGGCAAAAGTTCACGACTACCTACAGCGGAACTAATGCTTATCATATAATTACTCTCCTTTTGGTGTGAAATTTTCAACCAAAGCTTGTAAATTACTAAAGTTTATTTTCGTGTTGCTAATGTTCATCCCGCGTAACTCCGTATATGGGGCTTTATCAACCATAAGGTTATAATCTGTTTTTTCTGGTGTAACGTCTGCTGTCATCCTATGCGTAAAATTACTACGATGAACGTATAATTCATCACATTTAGGCTCACAGACATCATTAAAGTCCCGCATTTCTGTAGTCATTAAAACCGGGATTACTGACTTATCGAGTATGCTGAACAAACGCTCAATGTGGACTCGCAATGCTCCGTAATTATACTGCATTATTTGAGTAGTTCCAAAAATCATTAATTTGATTATTTGTGATAATGAATTAACGTTATCAATAATAATTAACTCAAAATCTTCTGGTTTAGTACAAACTGAATGCAACCTTACTAAAAAATTATGGTAGACTTTGTTATTTTCAAATTTCTGTACCGCGACTGACTTTTCATCTTGGGACGGGTCAATATATGCTGCAACGTGTTCCAGATCAATAGTAGATTTTTTTATATAAGTATACCAACTTTTATCCGCTGGCTTATCTACATTAAACATTATTTTTTTTAGTGAGTTGTTCAGGCAAAAATGAGTTTTTCCGGAACCTGGTTTTCCGTATAATAAATGAATTAAGCCAACAGATAAGTTTTTTAATGTTAAGATCACGTTCTTTCTCCTTTTTATATTGTTCTTTTAATTCAAGTAAAAGATTCCAATTTTCGTAAATTTCTTTTTCCGTGAATTCTAATAACCATGTTTTAAATTTTGTATTTGGGTAAATTGTATGCTTTTTACCTGCAATATGATAAATATGGTTTAGATAATCCCCCATTGGATGTAAGGATGCTAATATTCCGATAGTAGAATTTACAGCAAAACAATAAGCTTTTATTTGGACTATCCACCAATGAAAACTTTTCTCATTAAATGCTGCTTTTTTCATCGAATACTTTGATTCAAAAACCACTACTGGAGAGAATGTCCGTTTCATAAAAGTGAAATTTTTAATGATTCCGTCTGGCGAACACCAAATCCCGTCTACTTGGATTGGTTTTGGTCGGACTGGTTCAAACCACGTCGCTAAGGAATGAGAGAGAGCAGTTTCAAATAATAATCCATTTGCAAATTTCGCTCGAAATATTTTTTTTGTATCTTCTGGCATTCTATCAAAAGCACACCGTTTTTTATCTTCTTTTAGCTGGGCAAATTGAATTAAATCTGAAACATGAATTCCGGGTTCGCGTTTGGTCTTTGGCATAGGGAATTCTATATAATCTGTAATATCTGAAATCTGCATAGAAAAAAAAAGCCGGGAGTGTTAAACCCGGCTCACCTTTCGGAAATAAAATCATTCTGGGTTTTTAATTGAAACTAAAACGTCATTTTCAAAAGCAAATCCGTACGGTTCCAAGAATGCGTTATTAACTTCCAACCCGGTATTCTGCGTTTTTGTTTGAATTAAACTTTCAATTACAATCGGTGGTTTGCCAATATTAGCTGTTAATACTTCCTGAATAATGTCTTTCGTTTGATCTTCGGACATTACATGAATCTCTAAAATTGACTGAATAAACGGAATAGTTTTTTCCCGCATGATCGGGTTTCCGTCCGCATCAAAATTTTTTTCATCCGCTCTATATAAAACATTGCCGGATTGATCGGTTTGATTAATCTCTCCTAGAATAACAGTCATATCGTGAATAGATTTGACACTTCCGCATTGCATTGAAGTTATGAATGCTTTTACATTTTCATCTTCCTCTAATCCTTCAAATGCCGCGTGTGTCGGTGTGAAAAAATAACGGGCGAAATTTGAATTTGACTGAATTTTATAATTGCCGATAGGCCGGACTGTTAAGCCATTATCAATAATTTTAAAATTATCGACTGGCCCTAGATGATATTTTCGTTCAAAAGCGAATGGCTGGTCTTTTAAATCCGGAAAAGACATAACTAAAGCTACACGTTTACCCGAACCTTGCATTTCTTTTTTACGTTTACCTTCCGGAATCGTATCCACTTTGAAGCTCAGATTTACGCGAGTAGTTAATCCGGCTAGTCCTCCACCTTGAACGATATTTGTTAAATCCAAAAAGTTATTATTTTGTTCACTCATTTTCTTTAAACTCCATTTTTTTGTTGATATTGGCCATTAACTATATTATATTAAATCTTAAAGATACCATAATATAAAACAATTAACGTTACAAGTCAAGAAAAAAAATAATTAATTTTACTTTGGAGAAATTTAGCATGAATAACATTAAAAAAAACAACGATCAAACTGAATATAAAAAAAACTATTATCGAGAAAATAAAGAAAAGTATTTAGCTAGTATTGTTAAATCAAATATAAAAAAAATTCTTAAGATACATGAACACGATGGAACGATTTTTGGGCATTTTATAATAAATTTTTTTGAAATCTTGCTTGTAACTTTAATCAACACACTCCAATCTTTCCGCGGAAAATAATAATTATAAGGATTATAGATTATGAAAAATATGAATGAGTTTGCCGCAACAAAAATTGATCAACTTTGGGGAAATTATGTTGTTAGAAAATCAATTACTATTTTAGATGGGCAACCTTCGACTGGGAAAAGTTTTCTTGCTCTAAACCTTGCGACCGCTATCAGTTCCGGTAAAAGTATCTCCGGCGAAAAATCTACTGTAAAGAATTTGAAAACATTATATCTTACAAAAGAAAACGATCCAAACACTGTTATAAAGCCTCGCTTAGAATTATTCAAATATAAAGGAAATGACATATTTTTTGATGATAGTACGTTTGACCTAACAAATGAAGATGAATTTAGAAATTTTATTATTGAGCTTTCTACGCATCAGATTGATCTAATCGTAATTGATCCATTACAATCTTATCTGGGTGATCGTAATATCAATAACATAACAGAGGTAGTACCTTATTTAGATGCACTTCAAACAGTTGCTTCAAAATTAAATCTTGCAATTGTCATTGTTCGGCATTGGGGGAAAAATACAAATCAAGATATTCAAAATATCGGTATAGGGACTGTAGGAATACTCGGAGCAGCAAGATCACAATGTAATGTCCAACGGATAATAGATGAATGTAATAATAATCAAACTGTCTGTTTGATGAAACACACAAAATGTAATTATGGAATTCAGGGGAATGATTTAAAATATCGAATTGATTCAGATGGTTTTCATTGGATACAAATAAAACAAGAAAAACAGTACACTGAAAAAGAATTGATTGATATTGCGGTTTCAGAAATTATAAAAGAAATGTATGAAAAATACGAAGATATTACGATTAACGCTATTATCAAAACAGCAAAAAAAGATAATTTTGAAGTTAAATACCCTATTGTACGAAGAATGTTACACTCAATGGGTTTTATTGCAAAAAAACAGGGGTATCAAATGCCGTCTATTTGGGTGAAAATAAGAAATGCCGGGTGAACCGGCATCTATTATTTTGTCAAATTTCTAAAACTATCCCAAAAAATCCACTTTCCTACAATACCGATAAACCTACAAAATAAAAATATTGCTGGTCCAATTATTACAAAAATGATTAAATATTCAGCCATTTCAATCCCACTCCTTTTTATTAAAAAGCATCCGGAATAAATCTTTCTACTGTGATGGTAGTATCGTGGATCGCTCCGCCATGCGAGATATGGGCTAATTTTTGGATATAAAAATTACGTTTTTTTCCCATAACTACAGACTGGTAACCACACGAAATTACAACTCCTAACGGTTTTAATATGTTAATAATCGCATCCTTTGTTTTATTAAAATTTGAAGCTCGGTATCCTTTATAAAATTCAATTGCTTTTCGTTCGCTGTATGGCGGGTCAAGAATAACAGTATCAAATTTCCTTCCTTTCCAAAGTCTTAAAAAGTCAAAAGCAGGCATGTGATAGTCTGCTGGCATTTCCGGATTAACATCATTTCTAGTCTCATTAATATCCAGCTTAGTTTTTCCTGCATATAAATTTAGAGTATCTTTTCCGCAATTTGATATTACCCATTCCCGGACTTTTTTTGATGAAAAAGTATACATATTATTAGGCGCACGTATAAATGTTTGCTCGATTTCTACGTCTGTTTTAATAATTTTACCCATTGTAGTAACTCCTTTTTTTATTAATCAATTGCATCATAATAGTCAAGTTCACGTCTAACAACTACCACTTGCCCGGACTTAGTTTTTAACTTTCGAGTGGTATTTTTTTTTATAGTGTAAGGCCAATTCCAAGATCGGCAAATGCCCAACTCTCTGAGTTTAACTATTAGTTTACTCCTAGGCATTAACATTGTCCATTTATTGTTATTATGAATTCTAAAAATACAATTTTCTTTTAGCATTTAAAATACCTCAAAAATGATTTTTTATCGTAAGGTTTACTGTTTTTTAATACTTCAAATCCTGTACATTGAACGATTCCTAAAAATAACAAACTCTAAGGCATCTTTAAGATTTAAAATCTTGCGAATTTGTTACTAAGTTACGGTTATTTAATAGGTTACCCTAAATCAACCATAACCTATTGTTTTTATTGGACTTTTTCAAACTTTTTCAAACTTTTCAATTTTCCAAAAAATGTGAAAGTCTGCATCCTATGTTAAAATTTTTTTTTTTTGTTTTAAATATATTATTTATATATATTTATATTAAAAAAAGTTTGTATGAAAGATTGAAAATCTTTGGTTAACTTTGAGACCGGATTTCCCAAAAAATAGGCTAAAAACAGGCCAAAATCTTAAAGAATAAAGAAATTCAGTGGTATTCAGTCAGTCTTTTTGCCAAACTCTATAGAGTGGGTGTACTATATGGTACACTTTTGTTAAATTTGGTAATATCCGATCTTTTCCAATTTTTTAGGCATATCTTCAAAAGCTTTGCGGAGTATTTCTCGCCAAATAAGACCATCTCGATATGCGTATTCAGCAAATAACTTTTCTTTAATAGGGACCGCTTTGGAATACGATACTTTTATGGCAGTCCGTTTTCCAGTTTCCTGGTACTGTATTTTAATTGTTTTACTCAGTGTTTTTTGAAAGTTCAAAATCTTCATCTAATGTCCATTCATTTGTTTTTAATAATTTACTTTTAAGGTCATCCACAAATCGAATCATTGCTATTTTGTTTTTTTCCGTATCGAGTCTAGTAACCGGATTTAGGAAAGGGGGAATTCGATAAAACAAACAAGAAAAAAATAATCGTTTACTGTTTGTTTTTAATCTTACCTTCACATACCCGTTTCCCTTGTGATTAAATTTGTATTCTCGGATAAACTCTGGTTTTGGTTTAGTTTTTGTTATCATAAGGTTACCTAATTTAAAGTGAGTAGGTTGATCCGTTTACTTAGTAGTTACATACTTCAAAAATAATCTTTCCATGTGGCTTTTTTTTTTCGTTTGGTATTTTTCCTTTTTGTAGATATTACTTTAACTTCAGTACTTGTAATATCAAGGATATAATGAACACTATCTGCTATTATCTGGCCAAATACAAAAATACAAATGGCACGGTAAGATGTTAATTTTATCGGACTAAAAAAATAATAAATTAATATTATAGGCATGATGAAAATGGTAATATAAAAATCTCTAATCAAAGTACATATTACCGGAACATGAGAAAAAAACGATCTATGTTTCATATTATCAGCGTACAGTCTCCAAAATACCCCAATTACTCCTTTCCGTTTTTGATCGAAATCAGAGTGTGCTAAGTAAGTACTAAACATCAAACCGCACGGAAAATTTAAAATATAAAAATTAGATGGAAAGTCAAATAATAAAAAATATAAAACTACCGGGATCGTAAACACGATCCCAATAGTAGTATTAATCCTTTTATGTTGATAGCCTAACATGAAAATGTAAAACCTTTACCTTGACAATTATCACAGAGATTAACAGGGGCCGAAACATATTCGATTACATTTTTTGCAAATTGCTTAATCGAATCAATAGCATCTTTTTCGGTTTCAGCGGTAAATACTGGGAATTGCGGATAGCTAGAAAACCGACTTACATTTGCAGTTACCTTAAACATACAGATATAAGAATCTATGTTTGCGGATACTCGACTATGATCTATAATTTTATTTAATTTTTCCGTGCAATCCGCTGGAATTTTTGATCTAAATTGATCCTTAATTTCAGACTCCGCTAAAACGGTATTAATTATTTTTTTGCAAATTGTGACTGTATAATCGTCTATGTGAAATTCAGTGTCAGGAATATTTATGGACATAATTTCCAAATGATCTTTAAATAAATTGAAACCTTTTTCTGCTGGTATTATGACTCGGAAACTGTCTGTCAAAGCTTTTGGGAAAAATTCGTCAAAAATTCTGATTTGTTTTGGATACGATGTTTTCTTACACAACAAATTATCTGCTGTAAATGGCTCCGTTGCCATTTTCTGTAAATCATCGATAACAAGTAGATCATAATCTAGCCACGTATAGACCGTTTTAAATTTAGGCATATTGTGATTAAAACACCCAGCAAAGTCTCTCAAATTTTCATTTTCTTCGAATTCATCAGCGAAATATTCTTTTTTAATTTTGGCGGTATCGATAAGATAATTATATTTATCTTTTAGTACATATTTGGCCGGTACTTCGATCACTTCATCTTCAGATTCAATGATTGAAAATTCACCTTGAATAAAAAGCCAGCTGTAACGATCCGTTAAGAACGGCTTTTTTCGATCAAACACTAAATTCAAATTACCCGCATGTTTGCAATAAACAAAATACCCACCTTTAACTTTGAGTAGTAAAAATTTTAATTTTTCCATACCTATAGCTCCTTTTGTCGATTTTCCGCTAATACTCTCTAATCATCCCCAATTTACCGCTGTTATAGGGGCTTATTTCGAAGAATATTATCCTGCGTAAACTAACTAATTTACCACAACATAAAGTAGAGGCTAATGCATTGTAAGGACGGTAAACTTCTACATTTGCATAACTCCTATTAGGTAAATCAATTTGTTGTTTACAGTGAGGACATTTCATTTTACTGCACCTTCTCTAATCTGTGCATTATCGGTGATAATTACAAACGCTTCTCTTAGCTTATCTTCAAATTCTGTTTTTTCTTCTAAATCTTCAAAGAAGAAATCACCTTCTATTACCCAGTCGCCCGGAAAAATTCCAACGGACAGATCGCCGGGATCATGAACAAAGTAATCTTTAATCTCAATCATTTACGTAACTTTCCAATTATTAATTTTAGCCCCTTTATTTATTAATTGTTGAAACCTATATTCCATTGTTTTCAGCAACTTGACATTAGCCGAAAACACTAATAGTGTAAATCTTCCATGCTGCCAACGTTCAAAAACAATTTTTTCAAGTATCGGTACTGTAAATTTATTGATCAAACTAATATTATTAATTATCAGAATTTTAGTTTTATAAACTGGAAGATAGTCGTAGTAACCGTCTATCTTGCTATATTGGACAATATTATCAAAAAGTTTGGTCTGCTCAAAATACTTAAATGTAACGATTTTTTTTGAAAATAGATGATTAACAAATCCGGCAATCATCTTTACATTTAACGATTGATCCGTACAAAATACTGTATTTAAACGGTCCTTCCGTAAAAATTCTACTAATTTTGGTTTAATCTCAGAATCTGAATATTTTGAAGGGATTCCAGCATCCAATAAAGATTTATTTTTTACCTTACTGCTTTTTAATTTTTTTGAACATTCCAGACAAATAAAAGTTAATGGTTTTAAAGTATTGACATAAAGGCCGGTTTTCGAATCAGGTACACCGCAACCAATGCAAGTGTTAATATAACCACGCTCCACCGTTCCCTCTGGCATATTCTGCTTTTTTATGATCTTTTTGATATTCATGCTTAATTTCATAATGTCAGTCATATCATATCTACCTTGTTAGCATGTTTACTATATCTTCAAACGTATTTTGTGAACGGTTCCAAGCGCGTTTTACAAGGAAAGTTTTAGCATTATAGCAGTTATTTTTTTTTATCATTAAATCGATCTTTTCAGTTACTTGGAATCGATCATCGATAAAAATCGTATTGTTATCAACTAACAATTCTTTAGCCGGAGTAAACACAAAATTTCTATGAAGTCCGGGAAAATGTTTTTGAATTGCAAATAATTTTCCACTCACAGAATACGGACATAATGTAGGCGTTGAACAAAAATAAACTTTATATTTAATATTTAAACGTTCAACTAGGGTTTTTACACCGGGATAAAGCCCCATATTAGTCCAAAATTCCATAGTATCAGTATACTTCCAGAATTTAGTCGCAGACATTCCAAACCATTTATGGATCGGTTTCTTTAAATCAATCTCAGGAAGTTGTTCGATTTTTTTCGTAACGGAACCCACAAAATCAAATAACACACCGTCCATATCTAAATATATAATTTGAATAGCCATACTATCTTCGATAGAGCGTGTTTTATCGGTATTTGAAATATGCATATATTACTCCTATTTAACAAAAATATAAATTAAAATAATCACAAGAATCGTAATAATTAAACCACGCTGTTGAGCATTTAAATTTGCTTTGAATAATGTGAAAAACATCGGAAAAGTTACTAATGAAAAAACAATTCTTAAATTCGTTAAAACACCAAATTCAAACGCATATAATGAACCGACAGCGATAAAAAGCAAAGAAATTAAAATATTCTTATCTGTGTTTTTCATTTTTTTTCTCCTACCGTGAGAGGTATAAATTTTTTTTCAATTCTGGTTTTTTTTTTAAGCCAAATAAATTAAAATTTCTAGATAAATTTTAGCAAGATCAAACTTGCCGTCAGCAATCAAATTAAAGCATTTATCTGTTACTTTTTCTTTTTCATTCACTAATGACTCAGCGATTAACTTTTCTTCTAAAATATGCATAGCGGAAATGTACATATCAAAACAGTTTTCTCCGTAAGTATTCAAAAATGTTTTTGTGGGTATTTTTGCAACGAAAACATTATTCGAATATAGCATAAAATATGGCTCGACTTGCGTTTCGGGATGATCTAAAAATTTGATCGTAAAAGGCCAAAGTTCAAAAATTATTTCTTCAGTAAATTGCATTATTCCATCCTTGTTTTTTTTTTATTCTACAAATTCACTAATTAGAATATCTTTTATAGTTTCCGTGGTATCTTTAATTATCGAGATCAATGTATCTTTATGAAACCAGACCGGTTTGTTTTTTTCAATATCCGGCAATTCGGATAACTCTTGAAATTCACTACCTTTTAACCGTGCGGTTTCCCGTGCCTCATTTTCGGTTAAATTACTGACCGCCGACTCCATTTTATCTAGGATCTCCTCATGCAACACAGACTTATCTACGTAAAGCTTAATCAGTTCATCGTCCGATAATGAACGTGGATTTATGGTATTGTACAACGCTGTCAGTCGTTTGATAATTTCATCTTTTTCTATTTGATGCAATGTGATTTCTCCTTTGGTTTAATTAAGCTACTAGTATTATTATATTCTTATAACTAGATCTTTTATATTTTTTTTAATATATATATAAATAAAAAAAAAAAAAATATATAATTAATAATATATTATATAATATATATAAATATATATTATATATAATATATCCAATAATCATGCCAGAAGTTAACTTTTACAGAATTTTTTACTAAGTTTTATTGATTGTTTTAATTCATCTCTTGTTAGTTTAACATCAGCAAGGCAAGTACTGCTAATTTTAATTTTTCCTGATTTTAACAATACGATTTTAGCATTCGTTAAAGTAAAAAGTATCAAAGTATCGTTAACTCTTAATTTTTGTTTAAACATCTTTGGCATTTTCGGCTTTTCAAGATTACTTTTTATTTTATATTTTTTGATTATTTTTTTTAATTTTTTAAATTCTTTTTCTGTTATTTTAAACGAATAAACGCCGAAGGTAGTTATTTCGATCATGCCTGAATTGCGGTACACTTTAAGTAAAACTCCGGAATGCATTTTAATCAAAATGTAACTCAGATAAACAGATACTTTTTTAAATGTTTTCATTTGATTTTTCCCCCAATGCATAGAAATCGATTGTTGTTTCGAGATCGTAACTATACTTATATGCTCGATTACAATGTTTACATTCAAACTTATGCTTTTTTATTCCAATCTCATTTTCGAATTCGGCCTTTGTCATCCGGATTTCATAGCAGAATGGGCAATGAATGTATTTTTGCAATGCATCGAAAAACATTTCTCGAAAAATATCTACTCTGGAAGTAATGCGGTATTTTGCAAATCTTTTAAATGCATCGATAATGAAATTCTCAGGTTCCAAAACGATCCGTGGTTTAGTTTTTTGCATAATTTTTCCCTTTTTTTTTTTAGTCATACTCATTAATGCTTATGTAAATGTACATATAAAAAACCTAAAATGCAAGTGTTTTTTTATATTATTTTTACGAATGGTCCCTAAGCGGTCCGATAATTTCAATAAAAATAACAAGTTACATCATTAAAAAAAAATTTGAAAAAACACTTGCATTATTAAAATTAAATTTGTACATTGATATATGTTAGTTTGCGAATAATTTTAAAGGAGAGTTGATCTATGAAATCATTTTATAACGTCGCGTACACCGTAAGTTCAGAAAAAGGTATTCCTTGTGACCATTCTAATTCCGGATTTATATGTTTTGATGAATCTGGAAAAATGTTAGCAATGATAAATGACGGATTTGGGGAAAGGATTTTAACTAAAACTGTTTTTGCTGAAACCCCAACAAACGCCTGTCAAAAAATGCAAAAATGGATGATTATGGGTTTAGATGATAGTTATCTGAACTAAATTTGATAAACATCCAAACGATATAATTAAATAAAAACGTTAATTATAACAACGATAAGAGGCTAAAAATGTATTTTTATATCAAATATCGAGAAAATAACGATCAAACGGTCCGTATAACTGATTTTTTCTTACCACTTATCTACGCTTTTATATCGTATAAATATCCGCCGATTTCCAAAGATTACGCTGAAAGGATTATTTTTGAAGGCAAGAAGATCGATACAACAAAAAATTTATCAAAAAAATTAATTGAAAAAATGGTTGGTAAAGTGGATGAATTCAACAAATTACTTAAGAAGAGTAGTCCAGAATTTTCGATGTCAGTTCCGGGTTTTCGTATAACTTGGCGAAAATTAAATGATGATATGAAAATTATCGATACTGTTGAAATACCCACTGCAACAATAGCAATTCTAAAAACATATAATTTTCCCGGAACAATAACAGGGAATTCAATTACATCACAGAACAATCTCAGAGCTTATCCGGGTTTAATTTTAAATAATAAACAGTTCACTCATTTGGAAAACTTTCTAATAAATATTATAAAAAAATTAAAGTTAACCGTTAGGCACGAACAAACATTTAACTATGAAAACAATCTTAGCGGAACTATAATCCGTTATTTCGACTATGAAACCGATTCTTTCGTATTCACTGCACGTAATCTATTTTTATCCGACGAAATACAAAAACGTATAAATTTATACAGCGATCCTATAATCAAAAAATTAGTGCATGGAAAACCGATAATTGTAACCTGGACTGAAGCAAAGTTATACGCTGAATATTACATGGTTAATTTTCTCAACGCATTTTACCAGATCGCAAAAATACCGTTGCATTATTACAATACAAATGAAAATTTGTATTCTGTCGAAATAGTTAAATTGTTTCAAAATATGGAAAAAGAGGAGTTAATTTACATCAAAAATATCAAAGCTCCATCGTTAAAGGTTTTTCTTTCAAAGCATTGCAATAATATAAAAGTGGAACAGTGCTATTATGACGAAAATTTGCTTGTTTCGTACCTTCCAGCTAACAGTAAAAATAAAAATATTACCTGTTTTGATAATATTCAAAATGAATGCATTATTGAAAAAAAATTGTTCAATGAATTCTGTGAGTTTTTACAAACCTGTGAAGATCATATGAAAAAAAATTACAGTGATAGGCCAGAGATTTGTCTTGAAAACCATTACTTACGTTTAATTATCAATAAGATAGATATTGATTTATATTTCCTGACTGCAATATCGATAAAACGACTAAATAAACAAAACAATGAAATTAGATTAAATATTGGGGTGACTTATCACAGTACTATAATATTTAAATATTTCAATAAAAATATGTATATTTCGAGAGGTTCCTATGTCAGCAGAGATGTTCTAAACACTATTAAAGCCAAAATGAAACGCGATCATGCAAACCAAATCTTTTTCACTAGAGAATATACAACTAAAGAGAACACAGGTATGTTTAAAATTAAATACTTACGATTTTATGATAACAACGTCCCGAAATACAAAATCAAAGAAATTCACGCATTGGGCTACAAAAAACTCTCACTTGACTACTTATCGGACCAAAAATCTTGCTATAAAATGGGTATTTATCTTTATTTCGGTAACGGAGAGTATTTTAAAATTGGCGATATATTATCAGAGGATCAAGAAACAAAATTAACGCATAGAATGCAGTACGCCGGAAAACTGTTACATGATTTGAATAGAAAAAATAAAAGTACCTCTCTTTTAGTCGGAAATTTTAAAATTGAGTTTTTAAAAACCGGTAACATATATCAAATTAAAAAAATTGAAATAGATAGTTATGATAGTAGCCTTCCGGAAACACCGTTTATTATTTATGAGGAAGGCCGTTATTTAATTGATTTTAGTCTAATCACTAAAATCCCTGTAGGTAAATACGGAGAGGGTGATGTTTTAGATCCAAATCAGTACAAAATTCTAAAAAATTATAAAATCTAACAAGGGATTGTATTATGGATAACGATGATTATGAAAAACTTTTTAATGCTTTCGGAGTCGGTAATAATAGCGATGAATTCAAAGATTTTGACAGCATACTCAGTGATCTTTGGGAAACGTTCAATAAAATGCCTAAAAAAGAAAATAAACCTTTAAAACCAAAAGAGAATGATTTTTTAAAGTTTGATCAACTGAACTAAGGGGCAATAATTATGATAACAAAAGTCTATACAGCGAATACGACTGAGTCATTTAGAATCTGTAAGAATATGCTTAAAAAAGAGGGATATTTAACAAGCTCTCAGGTAAAAGAAATCATTAAAAGCCATCCAAACCGTACTGACAAACCTTTAAAATATTCAGAATTAACTACTTTAATAAAACGTGGTGATTTTGAATGCAGAAAGCAAGTGATTAAAAATAATAATTCAGGAAGAAAACGTTATTATATTCGACGCGATGGATTGGAAAAAGCGTTGTTGATATTAGAATTAATTAGTGAGGAATTTACACATGAGTAAACATTTTCTTCAAATTTCTAACGGATCACCGGTAACTGATTATGATCGGCATAAAAACAATTTTTATGCAACTCACCCGCTGGCAGTTCATATGCTACTAGAAAAAGAGTCGTTTAGCAGAAAATTAGGTATTCTGGAACCATTTGCAGGGAAAGGTCATATCGGACTAACTCTCCGAAGATTAAATTACAGCGTAACAATGCAAGATAAATTTGATTACGGATTACACGGAGTTCAGTTAAAAGATTTTTATGACAATAAACCAAACTCAATTGAGCAAGACATTATTACAAATCCGCCATACAAGCGAGGTAATAAAAAAGGCTCAACGATTTCATTTGTCAGGCATATTTTAAAGTCCGCTAAACCTGACAGAAAAATCGCTTTATTCCTAAAACTATCATTTTTCGAAACGGATGATCGGAAAGAATTATTTAGAGAATTTCCATTTTCAATTGCATATGTATGCTCTAAGCGTATCCCTTGCGCAAAAAATGGTAATTTTAAGGCTTTCAGAGAAACCACCGGAACAACAGGAATCGCCATGATGTGGATTGTTTGGAATAAGAAAGGATTTGAGCATAGCCAGCGTATAGAATTTATAACGTATAAAGGTAAGATTGAGACTTATGATTACATGCTACCTGATTATAAAAAAAAATGAACTTTTTTATATTCCTTGCGTTACACACTCAGCGGTTGACTTTTTCATATTTTTTCTCCTTTCCTTCCTTTGAGGAATAAGCATAATCCCCTTGTGATTAACTTTGCAAGGGGTTTTTTTTATTCAAAATCTAGCAACCTTGTTACTTTCAATAAAACAGCGTAATTTCAAATAAAGTTGAAAAAACCCTTGCATTATTGGATTATTATGATTATCTTATATAGTCATCAGAAACATTAATATAAGGAGAAATGAATTATGAAAAAAATGAAAGTCCCTGGACACACGATTATTGGAATAAAAATACCCGGCAAACCGCTCCAAAAAATCAAGATAACCGAACCCGGATATTTACAGTTTAAATCCCTATCTGAATTAAAATCAATAAAGAAATCAGATCATGTTAAAAAAGCAGATTCATCGAAAAAAACCGTAAACCCGGTTATTTTCTGGGTTTTTGTTGGTACTGCACTATACATAATGTACCATTTTTTTATCGGCATAACTAAAATATAAAGGTGAACTATGCAATCAATAAGAACAAAAGAAGATTTAGAGAAATCAATTTATTTTATTCTAAATATCATTAGAAATCCTGAAATAAAAAGTATCTCAAAAGACATTAAACAGTCTTTATTTGATGAAGGGTTTGAGATGATAGAGCTTGGCTCAGAAAAGAAAAGCTATACAAGATCAAAGGAGCTTATTAACCGCCAATTCAAAACAACAAACTACGCAAATGGTTATTACGTTGGAGTAGGCATATCCGCACGCTCAACAGGTAGCGGATTGATTTACAGGGGAATAGTAAAAAAAGTTGAGTTGTATTTTAATTTTGATTCAGTAGTCCAAAAAGCCATAGAGGAGAAAAACTATGAAAAAAGTTAGTTTTGAGTTGGAATTGTACTTACGAAATGAATTTCCAATTTTATTTCAAACACAAAGCTCCTATTACGCCAATAGTTATAACAAGCCAGTTCCGACTATCGAGGCGATCACACCATTCCTATTATCAGGTTGGCATATTAGCGACTTAATTTGCCAAAGTAAACGTAACATATTATTAAAGGGATATGAAAAGCATACCGTACGACTTCGAAATGAAAAATTCAGATTCCCAAATGGTGATTATATAGAATTGATTTTCACAAATCTATATGATCACACTCGTTTTTTAAAGGTCAATTTTGGTTATTTTAGGGGTATATGTTCCAATAATTTAATATTCGGTGATTCGTTTTTCGAAAGCATCATAAAGCATGCTGATGACCAAGAACAGGTTATTGAAGATATTAATGTTAAGCTATCCGATTCTATCAATAAAATTGGCGATCTAATCTATACGATGAAAAATTATTATACGGATCGTATAAAAAAAAATTATTTAGCCAAAGCCGCGATGCTTTCTGTATACGGTTCCGAGTCAGAATTTCCTTACATTCCCGGGCATCTTCTTATTTCTAGACGTGTTTATGATAACGCGCCTGATCTATGGACAACATACAATGTAATTCAAGAAAACTTCATAAAAGGGGGATTTTCGTATAATGCGAAAAATACTGGACGTTTAATGCGTGCAAGGGAGGTAACGAATATCGATAAAAGGCTAAAATTTAACTGTGAGTTGTGGAATTCTGTTGTCGAATTAGCAATTACAGATAAATTTAAAGTCCATCCTTAAGATTAAAAATAACTAAAATTTAAAGTAAACAACGGAAATTCAAATAATGACAAATAGCAGCATCCTAACTGTTAGTTTAACAGGATTAAATTTACCCAAATTTGTAGGATGCTGTTATTTAATTGGAGTGTTAAAATGAAAATTAAAGAATCAATTTTAAAAGACGTACATTATTTCTATGTTTTCTGTAAGTTTGGCGAAAAGATTAATGTATGGAAAGACAGAGAAATCACAACTATGTCTCAAAATTCTTATTTTAAAAATGAACCTGAAAATTTGTTAATGCAAGTAACTGCTAAAGGTTTAGGCAATGTAAACCCGGATACTGAATATGCGGATAACTGGTGTGAGTGGGACGGTGAAAATAACCGGTATTTAGAGATTTTTGAACCTTTCCGTTCTTTCACCCTCGAAAAGATGATCCAAACCTGTATAAATGAAGGTGAATTTGTAGATTTATATGAATCATGGTTTAGAAGTAACGGATTAACCGAAATTTCGATAATTTGGGGGGAATGAGTTCGCATTACGGTCCTTCCAGAGGACATTTACAGCGGATTATCGGATTTACCAAACTCCAATAAATTTCAAAAATAATTGAAAAAACACTTGACTTTTACTGATTTATTTTGTATCTTATGATAGTTGATTAATTAAAATATAACCTAACACAGGAGCTTTATCATGATGAATTATAATCTTAATCCCGAAGAAATCAACAGTTTCTACTCTCACCTAAAGGACCATTATTTTTTTGAAATAGGCAAAGTAAATTTTACTAATGTTTGGCCAATACCAAACAGCAAAACAGAATATTATTTATTTTTTAGCACTCAAACTATGGAACTCGACTCTGTTAATGACATTATGAAGATTGCCAACGGGTATGACTTGGTTGAAATTCAGCCAAATATTGATAGCATAACAGTTGTGATAGCTATTGTTAGCGAAGATTATCAATAGAATGATGATGCCGGAGTTTAACCGCTCCGGCTTAATTTTTTAATCAAAGGTATTAAAATGATTATAAAAAAAGTAGTGCCAGAAAGTAAGTTAGATTTATTCCGTGCTTCTTTCAGGGAATTATTAGAATATTGTGAAATACATAGAATACAGGAACCGGAATGGTTGATCACAAGCAAGTTTGGCCTTCTCACAAATGCAAACAAAAAAAATCGACATTATAATATATCCGTTGAATTAGCCGAGATTCCGCCGGTCAAAAGTTACGAATTTATCGCTAAAATTGAACACGATAAAAAACGTAATCTTTTATTTTCTAAGGTCGGCGTTATAGATCGTTATCTGCATAATAAACTTGTATGTGAGCATTGCAAAGTAAACCACTTCAGGAATGTAACATTCATTCTAAAAAACACAGAAACTAATAAATTCATTCAAGTTGAAAATTCATGTATTAATAAATTTTTTGAATGTGATTTACAGGTAGTAATAAACTATATAAATAAAATATCTGATTTTATAGACTGCGATTTTGAAAGAAATTCTATAAAGACAAAAAGCCGTGATTTTACTTATTATTTATTTGATTATGTGACCTGTTGTGTCGTTTCAATCAAATATTTCGGATTCCTTCCTTCAAAAAGCGGAAAGGATAGTACAAAAAATATCGCGTTAAATTCTTACCATAGCCCAAAAGTAATTAATGTAAATGAAGAGTATTGGAATGTTTGTAAAATTTCAGCAAAGGACTGCATTAAATACTATCAAAATTGTGAAGAAACCAGTGATTTCTTAGTTAACGCCAAAACATTAGTATTAAAAAATTTTGTCAAACATAGTGAGTTGGGATATATTGCCGAGATGGTAAACAGTTATTTAAAAATAAAACGAAAGGAATATGAAAAAAAGACATTAACAGATTTCCAAGATACTGTTCCGAAAACTTCTGAATATGTTGGCGAACTTGAAAAACGTTATACAGGCACTGTTAGACTAGTTAATTCTTTTTCATTTGAAGCCAGGTATTGCATATTACATCTATTAACGTTCACTGATTCTGAAGGTAATATATTAAAGTGGTTTTCATCGAAATCATGGGTATCTGTATTTGAATCCGCTGAAATGGATTATACGAATTATTACCAAACCGGATTATTTTTTGAGATAACCGGAATTGTCAAAAAACACGAAATATACAAAAATCAAAAATGTACCTATTTAAGCCGTTGCAAGCTAAAAGAATTGAAAGGAGAAAACAATAGATGTTAACTGTCTAAAAGGAGCTTTCTTTTTATCAAAAAACTAATTATGAAGGTTATATAATCGACAGAATAATCAAAATACATCGGACATAACCATATTACACAATAAACTAAATAATAATGTCTTACGAGCTAAATGAGAGGGTTTTTTTATGGCTAACTTCAATAATATTGAGATTAAAATAGCGGATAGATCGACCGGTACATATAAAATTGATCTTAAACAAAAAACTATTTATCTTAAAACCGAAAAAGATTTCATCTGCATTCCGTTTGAACTAATCGCTGTTTTCAGTGCTATCATTGAAATGTCAGAGGTAGATCAAAAAAATGTCAAAGATAAGTATCAAATTAACTTGAAATCACTGTAAAAGGAGTAGGGACGATGAAAACAATCACAACTATTCAGGATTACCTATGGAATCTGACTATTCTAAACAAAATAATTAACGATCCTGATGTTAAGTATGTTGGTAAACGCATACAAGAACGTTTAGAAAAACATGGCTTTACTTTGGTCTGTTTAGGTTCCGGGCACTCCTCACGGACCAGTTCAAAGCAATTGATAGATCGCCACATTTCAAGTTACAAATATGCGAATGGATGGTTTGTTGGCGTTGGAATCAGTAACGTTTCAGTCAAAAGAGGTCAGTTTTATTATGGATTCGTAAAGCAAGTAAAAATAAAAGATGATAACGGGAATCTTTTAACGCCTTCCTAGTGGAGAGATTAACTATGGATACAAATTATATAAAATTACGCTATATCAGGCAATTTTATTTTAAACTTGTAAGTAGTCCGTATCAGGCATCTTCAGTATTTCTTTCTAAAAATTGGGACGGGCGAATTTTTGTCTTTACGGACTACGATCTAAAATATCTATACTATCCATCCGATAATATATTAATGCGGGAATATGTATTGCCGTTCTATCAAAGCACTGCGTATGACGGTAACATTAATTTCATGAGTGCTTTTCAAAAATATATAAACGATCCTGAATTTGATTTTACGTTGGCAGTTATAGCGAGAGAATGGTATAACAGAGATTATACAATAAGGAAGGATGGACAATTATTCACAGTCAGTCAATTAGCAGAAAAATTAATATTTGAGGAGTTTAATTTATTAGATCAATTCACTTTTTTAGCCAACAAACATAACATCAAAATTGAACTTTAACATACGAGGTAAAAATTAAATGAAACCTAAAGATTTGGACGATCCCGGTAAATTAGAAATAATCAATACTAAGAAACAATATGATGAGAATATCGCCATTATCCAAGAAATTTTAGAAAACGAAAAAATTAAAACAATGGGCAAACATATTCGCGAGAAACTTAAAAGAAAAGGTTTCAAAATCCGGGTATTGGGCACCGGCAAAACGGCAAAATACCACTCGAAAGATATAATATGTGGGGAAATTTTATCAATTAAGTATGTACGCGGTAATTTTCTAGGTATCGCTCTGGGCGCAAAAATCATTAATTTCAAAACATATTACTTCGGAATGATAAAAGAAGTCGATATTAATAAGGTCCAAATGTGGTCTTAAGATTAAAAAATAATTGAAAAACCACTTGACTTTTGTATTTTTAATTCATATATTAATAGTATAGAATTAATTAAATACAATCTACTTCCTGCTAAATAGGGGCCTTTACAATGACACCCACAAAAACAAAAGCTATCATAAATTTCTTCAAATATAAAGTTAAATCGAAAAATTATACCGTTCAATATAAAAGATTAAATGGAACTACGCGGATTTTGCACGGGATAAACGAAAACGGATATTGTTATCGTTGGGAAAATCCTTGCCGGATGATAGTTATTGATCGGATTATAGGTAATTTTAGAACGGTAAATATAGAATTTGTAGATTTTGTTGTTTTAGAAGGAAAACGAATCAAGTTTAATTTATATCAAATAATCAAATTTAATCTATTGAAAGGCTAAGAATGAAGAAAAAAATTAATGAGTACAAACTAGTCGAAGTTGATTCAGATTTTTTTGAACTATTAGAATTAGATCAAAAATTACAAAAAAAACATCCGATTTACACATTTAAACAGGCGAAATACCCTAGTATTTTTAGGGTAAAAGTAGTAAACGGTCATCTATTCCCTACTCACAAAAATGCCATTGTTGAACTTAGCAAAGTCCTTACAGTTAATAGAAAAGTAATCCGTATTGTACGGATCAAATTCATCGAAAATAGCCAATTGCAAAGCAATTTAACTTGCAAATCATTTCTAATCCATAGTGATAACCATCCTCAATACAAACGGATAGACTACTATTGCCGTTTATTCTTTTCCTGGAATTTTGAATTTAAAAGTTGTAATGAAGGTATTTATTTTGGCGTATGTGTAAAAACAAAAGATAATTTTTCTACTTTTTTCTACAATGATTACAGAAGTAATGCAATGAAAGGTCTAAAATTATGAACCCATCAGAATCAGAGTTAATTCTATTGAAATTTTTTTATCTATGTAAATTAACTGTTATTAATTTATCGTATTTTGTTAAATACGCGCGTACAATTGATATTTCTTTCCCAAATTACCAACAAATACGATATAAAGTTAATTTAGTTATCAAAGACTATACGGAAAACGATATTTTCAAAGAACATGATGCGGTAAAAAAGTTATATGAAAAGTCATTCTCATTAAAAGAATTAGGAATTATAATAAAAGTATATCAAGGATTGTTTGATCATGAATGAAAAAAATATATTAAAGCAACCGAAGATAAAGTGGCTAGATACTTTCCTATCTTATTCATTAGCGATTGTATCAATGTTTTTAACGATGAAATTAGTAATAAAGTGGTTATCTGGGCACTTTGCTTGGACCATCGATTGGTGGTTAAATACTTTATTATTTGCCGTACCTTTAGGAGCAGCAATTGACTTAATAAAAACATTGTCTATAATCTTGTTAGTAGTTTTTAGTTATGCGTATGATTCTAAGGAACTCATCGACAGTAAAAAACAGATTAAATTAAAGTTTGGCCGTAAAGGACTACTAAATTATGCTATTGTCTCTTATGCGATTTCTTTACTATTTTCTTTATTTGCCTCTCACAGTGAGTTGGGTATCAGAGCTTATGAGATTGCAAAAACTTCGACAAAATATACTGAAGCATCCGGATTATCAGAAGTCTATGCAGATGAAATAAAAATAAATAATAAGACCATCGAAGTATTAAACGAAAAATTGTCAGCTACTAGATTCCACAACAAACAAGATCAGTTTCAAGCGGATATTGATAAATTAACAAATAGAAATAAAGAATTAACCGAAAAAATGGAAAGTACTTCCAACAAAAAAATCGACGCAGTTAACGACGGAAACACGGAAACATTCTTCCTGGACAACACCATTAGATCAATTATAGGATCAATTGGAATTAATGTATCTATCAAATTTTCAAACTTTATTCTAGGGTTCCTACTTGAAATATTGGTTTATATTTCGGTTTACTTTTGGGCTATCAGAAATATTTATGTCATCATCTTACGTCTTAACTCTCTGTTTGAAAATTCAATTCTAGGTGCCGTTACCGATAGCATAGAACATTCAGATATGTCTAATCGTTACCTAGAAAGCAGAGTTGAAGATATTATATCTACCAGATTAGATATTAAGAATAAACAAACGTATGAAAAGTTATCTAATCTTACCGGAAATATGGAACAAATCCTTAAGATTCTGAATCAAGGGGATGACACAGAAATTATTGACATTAAAAAGAGTAAACAGAGACGTTTATCTACTAGTTCAAAAAGTTCACAAAATGAACACGGTATAGTTCACTCTGGTTCACAGATTAGTTCACAACAGGTTCAAAATTTAGTGAACGTTCACAGAAATAGTGAACCAAATAGTTCAATTAGTTCAAAAGACAGTGAACTAAATAGTGAACTTTTGAACAAACAAATTGAACAGGGACTGGCTATTTTGAACGACGCAAAGGATGGTGAGTTGAATTTGTCAGTCGAAGGTAAGAAAAATCTTAAAGATATGTACGAATCCGTACAGTCAAAAAGTAAACCTTTTATAGCCTATTGTTATAAAAATATCGGTTTAAATGCTTCTACGATATTTAAGCTATACCCAATGATCACAGGTAAAAAAGTTAGTCAAGGATATATTTATAGAATTATCAGAGAAATTAACGATGAAAATTATAAAATTACATGATGTGATTATTCGAGGAGTTGATCGAAAAACGTTGATCCCGGACTTATTGCAGTTTTCAGATTGCATGCCGGATTTGATCCGACTCAACCCGGATGTTTTTTTTATCAAAAAAAGAGGATCGGTCCAAGCGGAGCTTTGTTGTATCTGTCATAAAAAACCAGCAATAAAATCTATCTGTAAAAGATGCCAAAGAAAAGGAGAGATATTGTTTTGAAAAATTTGATTAACGCGCACTCAATTAAAAAAATGAGAAGGCTGATCAGTGAAAATAAAAAACGTGAGCATTTGTTTCGGTTAAGAAAACATGGTAAAAAGTTTGGTAAAGTAGAACGAATATCAAACGGTGAGGAAAGTAGTGTGGTATTGCCATTTGGAAATATATTCCCGGGTGATTTTCTTATCCATAATCATCCATCTGGGAATATAGGCCCATCCAAACTTGATATTTATTTTTATAGTCGTTTAGCGTTTTATGAAATCGGTGGAGCTATAGTTAATAACGATGTCACTGAAATATCTGTAGTTGCATTTCCGCCGAAGCAAACTTATTTTACTGTAGCTCTCTCTGCTTTATTTTGGAATATCATTTTTGAGGGAATGAATGTTTCAGATAGAAAAAAAATTGAGATAGCGCAGTTAGTACAAGATTCGATGAAAAGTCAGTTGAATTTTGAAAGTGTTCCGTGCTTAGCTGACTTTATAAAAAGTAACAAAAATTCAATCAGTATACCAAATTGCAGAAGTATAATAAAAAAACGGTAGGGAAATCATATGTTTTTTTTCAAATATTTATACCATGAATTTAAAAAAATAAGCCATGACATAATTATAATTTTTTTCGTAATATTCGCAAGATTAGGTACATGGTATTTGTACGGTAAAACATCAAATAATAGTTTAACTTTTTTCATGCTTACATTATTAATCCATACAGTAGTGATAGCAGTTTTAGTGAAATTATTAATCTTAACGATTAAATTTATTTTATTCTGGAAGGACCATAATGGCAGACACATTCATTAAATCAGAACGCGAAATGGGAAAAGAAATTTTTCGCTTGCGTGAAGTCGTTCGTGAACTTGACAACAGGCTAAACGCCGGAAAGCATTATTTAATAAATACCGAACCTGACAAAATAACCGTGAAGGGTGTTTTGTTGGCGTTTGGTTGGATAGAAAAAGGAGTTGATTATGAAACACAAGAAACTTGAGCAAAACGATTGTTTAATACTTTCTATTTTTGTTTCTAAACTTAAAAATCCGTGTTTATGCGTTACATTCGATCAATTAACCAGAAATTCAGAAGGTACGGTAGCGCCGGACAAAATATCAATTGTTATATCTGAATTATTAAAATTAGCAGAATGTGGATTTATAGATCATGCTTTATTTAAAAGAGGTTATGCTGAACTGACACCGTTAGGATATATAATTAACTTTTATTATTTGTATTTTTTTATCAAAAAAATTAATAAAACTCATTACGTTGAGTGGAGTAAATTCGTTTCTTTTTGCAGTGCTTATGCTGAACACGATTTGATTAATACCGGATTAACGGACGCATTTGCAAGTAAAGAATTACATCTAAAAATTAGGGGTGATAAGGGGTATGTTGTTAGTGCTTCCGGACTAAAACACTTCAATAAAGACTTTCCAGAATAAAATCTACCGGCTTCAGAAATGCTAAAAATATCCCTCAAAAATAAGCTTTTGGAACAATAATTGTTTTGCATCGTTGACCTCTTGAAAATAACATTTCAAGGGGTTTTTTTTTATGGCAGATCGATCCAAAACAAAAGAACGGACTAGTACAATTGTAACTGAAATTTTAAACGGACGTTCACATCGCTCTATTGTTGTTGAATATTCCGATAAGTGGGGCATTGGTTGGCGGTCAATGTACCGCTATGTTAAACTAGCTGAAAAAGAAATTAAACTTCACTACCAAAAATCGAATAAAATGAAAATTGAGTGGCATATAGTCAATCGGTTTCGTCTATTTGCATCAGCTAAAGACAACGGTGAGTTAATGACCGCACTTCATATTTTGAAAGATTTAGGAATGTTACAAGGTTTGTATGATCAACTAGGAACTGATGATAAACCATTAAAACACATTATCGAAATAATCAAGGACAATAAGGAACCCGAAACCCTGGAATTAACTTGATTAATTTTAGAGATAAAACATCCTTCGAGCTAAACCCTTACCAGCAAGCTTTTTATGATTCCCGAAAAGAAAATATCCTTTTAACCGGTGAGTTCGGCTCTGGTAAAACCTCAATTGCTTGCCTGAAAATTCATAAAATGATGTTAGAAAATCCTGGAATTTTAATTGCCATATTTCGGAATATTAGCGGTGAATTAGAATCAAGTACTGTACCTGAATATATGGAATTAATTTTTGGAAATAGAATTGGACCACTAGATCCTGCTTATTATTGGCATTCGACAAGAAAACATTTGCGGTATCCTAACGGTTCAGAAATTCGTTTTTTCGCTGTAGACAAACCCCACCAAATAGGTCAATTAAAAAATCTTAAGCTTGGCGGTCTTTGGATGGACCAAGCTGAAGAGATAATAAAGGATGTTTTTGATCTGGCTGGCGGTCGAGTTCGACAAACAAATGTCTTGAATCAAAAGCTTTACACGTGTAACACGGAAGGGGGAGATCACTATCTGAAAGATTTGTTTTTTAGGACTCCTTTAAAAACAAAAACAAAAGAGATTAAAATATGTGGCGATAAACATAAAGTCCAATACGGTTATTGGCAAGGTATTAATAATTCTTTTTTGGGGATTACTCCGGAACCCATGATTAATAGGAAACATCTGAAAAAAAATTATTATGAAGATATGTATATAACGTACTCTAATGACTGGGTTCAGAAATACATATTGGGGAACTGGTTTGGCAATGTAGGCATGATTTACGATCTAACTGCTCACAATTATTTCGAAAAAATAAAAAGGCCACAATATGGTGAACGGATGATCGGAAATGATTATGGTATTTCGAATACTTCACCTATGGTTTTACTGGACATATTGATTGAAAATGGAATATATTGGGTAAACTCAGAATTTTATGAATTTGACAGCAGTATTGATAATGCAGTCACTGCGTTTATAGGAATAAATAAAACTTATAATTTTGAATCGTTTGTTAATATCGGATGTAAACGGATGTTTCAGAAGGAAGGGACTAGCCAGGGATTATCCGGAGACGGTGAGTTGTTAGGCAAACTAACACCGGCGTTTCTGTTTGCCCAGAAGGGTTTGAATTTTGCTCCTTTTAACATTGAAATTCAAGTCAGAAGATCGATTATTCAACCATTGTTCAAAAACGGACAAATTAAAATACACGAATCTTGTGTTAATTTGATTTCAGAGTTAAAAGAGTTCAAATATAAAAATGAGAAAACTGCGTCTAATCATGCTATAGAAGCATTGGAACGGACTATCAGTTTTCATTTTTTGAGTAATCAGTCTAGGGCGCTGAACCGTTCACTTAACATGCCTGTTAATAAAATGCAACTACGAGAAACTTTCATGAACAGGAAATTTTAACAATGAATATATTCAAACGAAAGCAAATGAAAAACTCAAATGTCTCAATAACAAAAGATGAATACGCGGCATTTTTACGATTCAAGCAATATACACAAAATGGAAGTAAATTTCAGGGTGCATCCGGAACTATAAATTTTAACGGTATATATTCAGATTCCGACTATTCATCTGATTGGATGATTAACAAATATGATCTAATCGAGCAAATGATTAACGATGCTGTTGTCCAGGCATGCCTTTTATCCATAAAACTACCGATAACTCAATCCCCTTCAATGATAAAACCTGCTTCTCAGGATAATTATGATTTAAAAGTCGCTGAATTTGTTGAAAAGGCTTTATTTGAAAATCCTTATTTTCTTTGGAATGACTTTCAGAATCAAATTTTGTCCGGCATTGAGTGGGGAGTATCTATTCATGAGACCGCAAGAATTTTTAATAAAGGTCAAATTTTATTAAACTTAGCTCCTAGACTTGTAAAGACGATCCAATATTGGAATCATACAAATGATTATCTTACTTCTATTACTCAATTAGCTACAAAAAATAATAAATACCAATATCTACAAATCGCTAATGAAAATTTAATTCTTTGGTCAGCGGAAAAACGTGGGAAAGATTATTCCGGAATTTCAATGTTACGTGCTATTTACCGTTATTGGTATTTTAAAGATTTAATTTTAAAAATTATGCTTATTACAGCTAAAAATTATGGTATTCGTACAATTAATATAGAATTACCAGCAGGTTCCAAACCTGAAGATAAGACAGCGGCGGAGGAAGTTGGTGAAACCTGGGTTTCTCATGAGAAAGGTTATGTGATCACACCGTTCGGATATAAATTAAATACCATCGGCAATATATCAAATATGCCAGAATTAAGTAAACAGATTGATTTATTAGATCGACAAATGTTTTATCGATTTTTAGCTAATTTTTTAATGGTAGGCATGACCGACGTTGGCAGTTACGGTTTGGCAGAATCAAAAACAAATTTTTTCATGTTGTCGCTGGAATCTACTGCGAATTCTATAGAAGATGTTTTAAATAAAGATATTGAAGGACGATCAATTATTCCACGATTAGTTCGTGAAAATTTTGGTGATAATGTAATTCCACCAAAATTTATGAAACCAAAAATTCGTACTATTGATTATGATAATTTGATCGTCATGTTAGAAAAAATGAAAAAGTTTGGCATTGCGAACCCTACAGAAGAGTTAAAAAAATTTTTTATCGATGGTTTGGAATTGCCAGTAGAAGAAACAATTATAAAAGTGGATAAGGGAACGGTGCCTGAAGTTACTACTTCAAAAAAAACAATCAATAAGGAAGATAGTGAAGAAATGTCAGTAGTTGATTTTTACGATCTTTCTGACAACAAACCGTTTATTCAGTTTTACCGAGTCCCTAAACCGTATGAATTTACATTGTCAGAAAAAGTGAGTATTCTGACAAAGTATAATAGAAAGTTTTTAAAAATTTTTAATAATGAACTTAAACTAGTACTACATGAATTTTTACGTAATATTGAAATAATGATAGAAATCGGTACTGGCAAAAAAGATATTCAGGATTATGTTGATACATTTTCAGTAGATAATTCAAAAATATTCGAAAGTATTTCAATTCCACTGTTACCTTTTATGGATGAAATAAAGAAAGATATTGATAAGGAATATCAAAAGCAAACAGGGGAAAAGATCGCGGAATCGATCACAGATGATAGGAAATTATGTTTCCCCTTTTTGCAATATGTCACTAGTTCTTTTACTGCTAGATTGAAAAAAGAGACTACGAAAGTACTGGACGGACAATACACAAAAGGAAAAATAAATTACATAGAATTTAATGTCTTTTCAACAGTAAAAGAACATTTATTTAGTTTATCCAAAAAGATTTTTGAAAATATCGTTTCTTCATTTACATTTTTGTCATTTAACAAAACGCGGGATAAACGAGCGGGTGATATTAAATCAACATATAAAATAAGACGTTCTGAAATTATGGATAAAAATATCTGTTCTGAATGCAGGAAAATCGATGGTAAAGTTTATTTGCAAAGTGATCCCGAGCTTGTTAAAATAATAAACGGTGCATATGATAATTGTAAAGGCGATTTACAATGTAGAGGCACTAATTATTATGAATGGTATTGATTTTGCCTGTCTGTTTGTCTAAAATCTAGGAGTTAGTTTATGAATAAAATTCAAATATTACAAGCTATCATTCCTGTCAAAGTAGTTGAATTCAGTGAAAAGACCGGATTATCAAAAGTCACGTTTTTATATACCGGAGAGTTTTACCATCCGGCGTATGGTGAAATAAATATAACAAAAAATGATTTGCAGCATGGAATTGATAATTTCATACATGGTAAGGGAGCTAGAAAAGATGAAAAAGATAATTGGATTTTACCTGGAAATTTCCAACATAGTAGCGGTGATCCTAATCATGAAAATGCGATAGCTTCCGGCTGGTTACATAATTTTGAACTATCCGATGATGGAAATGTGGTCAATGCTTATGTCATGTTTACTGACAGAGCAAAAGAATATATTAAAAATAAAGAATATTTATATATTTCTCCGGAATTCACTCCTAATTATTGGGATGAAAATGATTATGATCACGGATTTACATTCCTAGGGTTTGCCTTAACGAATATAAATTTTTTGAAAAAAAATCAAAAACCTGTTCAATTAACAGATAAGGACATAAACATGGATAATAAAGAGTTGATGAAGATATTAAATTTGACAGATGAATCAAAAATCGATGAAACTCTCCTTAATTTGGTTAAATCTGTCAGCGAACAAAAAACCAAAATAGCAAAATTAAAAGAAATGGTTACTGAATTTACCGAGAAAAATAATGAATTGTCTAAAAAGTTAGAAACTGCAACTAATGCTGACAACGACAAAATCGCCCAGATTTTAAAATTAACCGAACGTATAGAAGCGGTCGAAAAGGAAGCGAACCGGAAAGCGATTGAAACAACTATTCGTGAGTTTGTATTTAATCCCCTGACAAAAACCGGCAAAATATATCCCAGCCAGATTGATCATTTTATCGAATTATATGAAAAGGATGAAACATTAGCGAAAAATATTATTGAAAAAATGCCCGACATTAAATTCGATGATTTCCAGGGAACTGCAAACGACTCCGGTGGTTCCCCTACTAATAAACTTCGAGAAGCGATTAATGACTTACAGGAAAAAAATGTCAATATGACTTTGTCCGATGCAATTACAAAATTACGGAAAACTAGTCCGGAATTGTTTAATCAATATAGCCGATTTACAAACGAGTAAAAAAAATCGTTTAATTTAGAATTAATAAAATTTAAAATAAATTTGGAGTTATATAATGGGTAACGCAACAAAATATACAACGATTTCACGTATTGCTGCTGCCGATCTTTCGAGTTATCAATTTTGTGCTGTTTACGAAAGTACTGCAAAATATTGTAATGTCCAAACAACTGGAAACGGAAGAATTTTAGGGATTTTGATGAATACACCCGGTTCCGGTGAAGAGGCGTTAATCGCTGTCAGCGGTGTGTATAAAGCAAAAGTTAATGAAGCTTGCGCAGTTCATAAAATGCTAACTGTAGCAAACGCGGCTGGGGGGAAACTGGAGCTAGTTGATGCTGCAAATGAATACGCTTGCGCGTTAACATTAGAGGCAGCAACCGCTCAGGGGGATGTGATACTAGTTCAACGAATTGATTGTTTTCCCGCGGCAAGTGAAGCTTAAGATTAATTTATAACAATTAGATTAAAAATAAATTAGGAGTAATATAAATGTTAGGATTAGAATTTATAAACGGACTTCCGCAATTCAAACATGCTGGTCAGCAGATTTTCAATATGTCCGCTTTACCTGGATCATATAATTTTTTTGATTCAAGATCGGTATATGTTGATCCTATTATGTCCGATTTAGCGATTGAATATTCGCAAAGTGATATGTTTATTGCGCCCAAGATTATGCCGGTCAAAAAAGTCAAAAAAGAGAGTGGCCTTTGGTGGGTTTACGATTCAAAAAACCGTGTTACTTTGCCTTCAAATGTTATCCGAGCGGACACTGATACCACTAACCTAGTCAATGCCGGATTATCTGAATCAAGTTACACTTGTTTAGAATATTCTTTGGGCATGTTGATCGGACGGCGTGCAAAGGAAAATGCAGATCAACCCGTTGAACCTATCCAAGATGCAGTCCAGCTATTAACCGAACTAATTATGCTTAACCGCGAAATCCGAACGAAAGATGCTTTGTTTAATGCAACTACATTTGCAAGCTACTCGGAAACCTTATCTGGTTCAGATCAATGGTCTGATTATGAAAATTCAAATCCACGGACTCAGGCGAAAACAGCAAATGAATCTATCCGCCAAAATGCAATGAAATTAATGAACACTTGTGTTATTGGTTCCGCTGTATATGATCAATTAGAAGATCACCCGGAATTACAAGCAAGAATCGTTGGTGGTTCAGATTTAAGCAAACCTGCTTTGTTAGACGAAAAAACAGTGGCTAGAATGCTGAAAGTAAACACATTGCATGTAGGCCGGTCTGTTTATAACTCTGCTAATGAAGGCCAAACAATCTCAAACGCTGATGTTTGGGGTAAAAATGCATTATTCGCTTTTGTTAATCCAACTCCGCCGCGAAAAGGGATGACATTAGGCGTTACGCTTCAAACCCAAAATTTAACAGTTGCATTGTATGATGTACCTGGTAGAAAATCGACAATGGTTGAAGTATCGGTCATTGAAGTACCAAAAGTAGTATCCGCCGGAGCCGGATATTATGTGATCTCCGTGGTAGTTTAAGCATGATAATTTAAGTACGGATAGTTAAAAAGAAAGAAAGGTTTATTATGCTGTTTAAATTTAAAATGCTGTTTTTATTATTTTTGATATTATCGGCTTCTTTCCTGGAAGCACAGACCACGAAATATTCAAAAATAGACTGGCCCGTGATCCGTGGGAATATTTCTGGCCAAAGAATGATTATTTCAAAAAATTTTGGGGCCGACGCGACTGCAACTGACTTTTGGTTTATTGGCGATACAACAGCAGCAGGTGCATACCGACCAACGTCTGCTATGGAAATCAAAGCGGTGCGCTGTTTTTGGGTTCCCGCTTCCGGTGATTCATGCCGTATAATTGGCTATTCGTATAACGGTTCCGGAATATCAGAAACAATTTTTGATACGGATACGTTGGTCGGTACTTCCGCAACTCAGATTGATAGTTTAACAATTAACAGTACATATAAAACTGTGACAGAGTCGGAAGGGTTGGGAGTCGAGTTTATTAATATAAACGGTACTCCGGGCATATTTGATTTTGAGTTAGAATTTAAATTAAGAAATAGTGATAATGCTGAATAAATAAAAAATTCAATTTATTTTCTTTAGATAACTATTATTAGAGGTAGAAATGGCACGTGCAAAGTTGTATAAATGTATCCTCAATACTGCATATCGTAAACAGGGGAATTTATATCCGTTAGGAACTGAATTAAAATTCACAGAAGAAAAAATTATGGAATTCCGAAAGGCTGGGATCGAAGTGACAATATTAACGGATTCTGAAAATGCAGTATCCGACGATAAAGAAGCTTAATAAAATAAGAATCTTGATTTATGGAAGCTTTTCAACATGATTGGAAAGCTTTTTTTTATAATAATTAGGAGTGCTAAAAAATGAAATTTGTATCAATATTGTTAATAATACTTTCTTTAATTATTGGATGTTTTGCACAAAATATACCTGTATGGGTTCCGTTTATGACTTCAAAAAGGTATCTGAAAACGGATTCACTTGCCATTGGAACTATTTCTTTTGATAGTCCCGGAGCAAACGGAACATATTTAACTAGTGACGGGAGCGGCGGATTTTCGTGGACGTCCGGATTAACGAATCCCGGGTATTGGGCAATGTCAGCGAATCTATTATATCCGACTACGCTAACGTATAAAGTCGGTATTGGACATAATAATCCCTCACGGTACTTGCATGTTTATGATCCTGTCAGTTATTACCCAGCACGTTTTCAAGGCGTGTCGCATACGAAAGTGGAATATCATGCACGCGGGGATTATCAAGCGGGGTTCAAGCTAGGCAAATTTGACGGAACGACAATTACGAATTATTGGGATGTAGATTATTTTGGGAATCATTCTTCAAAACGGTTTCGGGTTCGGGATAGTTCCGACGTTGAATTATTTTC